ATGATTGAATTTAAATCTATTATCCATTCGTACAAATTAAAGAGAAAAATAGCTAAAGATTTATACGGAAAAAGAGATGAATTGACACTGTTATTAAATGAATTTAATAATATGAAATGTACAGTAACATCTGAAAAAAAGAAAAATAATATATTATCTCATTTACAATTAATCTATCAAAATATGAAATTAGATAAGCAGTATCCTATTCCATTTGCTTTTAATAATAAATTATTGGAGCAATTAGAAAAAGAATCTCTACATACTATTGAGGATGGTGTAAGATGTCTACATTTCATGTTAGAGATGAATTATGAGAAAATAAAACAATATGGATCGAGTACAAGTAGGTCATTTGTTCCGTTATCACAGTCTTCCATTTGTCTTGCTGATTGTATTTGTTTTACAGGATTTGTATTAGGTTTACTAGGAGCAATTTCATTTGGAGGATTCATGTTATCTATATGTTCAATTACATAATGGTTAATATTTGTAAGGAGAGCACCGACTTAAGGGGTTCTTTTTTAGTTTTATTGTAAAACTATGGTATTAAAATAAAGATTTTAGGGTGCTGTATAAGCGATTAAATGTCATTCTTGATGAAAAAGATGCTCTTCGAAAAGAGTTAAGTATTGAAAATATTCGAGGTCCTCAAAAAATAAAAAGACTTACTTGCAAAAGAACATATCGCGGAAACAAAGTTACGTTTGGAAGCGGAAGATGCACTTAAACTCATGCAAAATCAGCTTCAATCTCGTGAGGAAGACTACAACTCGTTACTCAATGAATTTAATGCGATTGCGGAAAAGAACCACGAATTAGAGCGTGATTTTCAAAAGATGCATATCAATGTACGTGCCGCAGAAGAGACAACCGTATAAGAACGAGAACACAGTCTTGAGTTACAAGGTAGATCACAAGCGCTCGGTATAGTACTCAAAGCAGTCAGGGGGATGGTATGAAACTTACTAAAGAAGAACGAAAAGAGCTCACATACCAAATCGGTGACATTATCGAACAGAAATGTAAACGTTGTTATTGCAATCATACATCAAACGAATGTTTAAGTGTGAATGAGTGTAAAGTATGCCCGATTGATAAAGAATTATGCCAGCTGGGTAGATATTTTGATACACAGCCGAAAAAGAATGGTGGACCAAGAAGGGAAGTGCCGAGTGGTTTAACACCTGAGGCTGTTAGGAATTTAAATATACAAGATATGCCGGTAGCCCCTCGTATATCGGGAAAAAGAAAAAGCAATGGAAAAGAGCAGGTATTTGGAAAGGGCCAACTGATATGAGAGAAATCAAAAGGGGTGAAGCGAATGTTTGAAATAGTTGATGTGAAAGCCATGACGGATGATGAGTTTTTTTAAAAATATAAAAAGCTAGTTTATAAGTTTGTATGGGAAAAGTACGCTCGAATTTGGAGTCTATTAAAAGTAATATAGGTTTAGAAATAGAGGATTTAATTCAATGTGGCATGATTGGATTACTTGAAGCAAGAGAAGACTTTGATTCTGCATATGGGTGCAAGTTCTCTACTTTAGCGATTATAAATAATCAAAAAGTCAAAGTAACGCGAGAAATATTCTACTTAAAAGGCAGAGTTATTAGAGGGGAATTAGCAGAAGAAAAACCAGAATTCATCAGTCAGCTATTAGGTGTATCTGTTGAGAATGTGGAAGAAGCTTTGCGATATCAGCAAATTCCAAGCTCTTTACATGACGTAACATTTTCATCAGAAAATGATCTAACCCTAGAGCAAATGCTTGTAGATGAAAGCTCAATAGGTAAAACAGAAGAAATTGATGAAAAGATAGTAATGTGTTCTTTTATAAATACATTACCAGATAGAGAGTTAATGATTTGGGATATGTAGTCAAACCATATGTCACAGGGGAATATCGGAAAGCGTGTAGGGGTTACTCAAACTCAAATTAGGTGGATTCTAAAATAGATTAATCCAAAAGTTGCAACTTTTGGAAGGGCGCAGGGGGTTGCAAAGTAGTATCAATTTTGAAAGTTATACAGAGAGGTGGAGTTGCATTATGTTTTGGTTAGGATGCTTTTTAGGATACATTGGTAATAGAGTGGTGAATAATTAAATGCTGAAGGAGTAAAAGAAAAAGAATCCTATATAAAAAGGACTCTTTTCGGTAATTTAACAATAATCGTCGGATTCACAGTAATATTCATCGCAAGAATTACCTTGATTATTGCAACAGATGCAAAATGTTTTTTGGACAAATAAACTAACTCCACTGGCAGGACCCTCATGTTTTGTAAGAGTAAGGCTTTGGAAATCTTCAACCTGAAATATTTTTGTTTGAACGGGTTGTAATGTGGTGGTAATTGGTCTATTAGATCCTCTTGTTAGAATAGTTACGTCAACAGGTGCACTCATCCCAATAACAAATAATTGAATTAATGTTTTATTGTGGTTGTTAGTGAAATCCTCAAATACTGTTTGTGGAGTGTTATCTAGAAGGTCAATAACTAAAGGTATATTTCCATTTCTATTTTCTTCAGCACCAGCAATTGTATGAGTCCTAACAGAACAATTATTGTTTTGAAGTTTCGGATTGGATTGTTTTTTATAAATTTTTTTACCATTTTTATAAAAATAATCAGCCATACGAATTTCATCCTCCTTATCTTTAGTTGTCCATATATGTTATTTGAGAAATAGAAATTATGATTGGATTAATTCAATAAAACAAAAAAATGAGGCTTTGAATATATATTTCTGGTTGGTTATATAAAGAAAAAAGAGCACATATTTAATATGTGCTCTTGAAAGAGGAAAACCCTATGAGTATTAGATAGTACATCATATGCTTGTCCGACTAAAAGGTTAAAAGTTTTTAATAAAATCGCTATGTTGTTAAAAAAAGAGAAGCGCTTAATCAGGACGCTTCTCTTAATGCCAATATACAATAACTATTCCATTATAATGTATAAACGTAAAATATTTAACAATTAGCTATGTGGTAAAAATTTCATTTTATGTTAGTTTAAAACCACAAAGAGCACTTAATTAAGTGCTCTCGTGACGAGATTTATTTTGTAATGACTATTTCAATTTATAAAGAAAGGAACACAGAATATTATATGTGAGTGCGGTTAATTGTGTTCGTTTTTTACAAACAAAGAGCAGCTAGCAAAAGCTAACTGCTCCAATCATGGAATATGGTTCGAAATGGGTTGTCTATAGTATTGACGGAATATTGAGTTTTATTCAGAGCACCTAAAGGTTTTCTTTTTAACTTAATCCATATCCCACAAACAAAATAATGGCTAAAAATACAGATAATGAAAATGTCAGAAAGACTGTTAATATGCTCCTGAGCATCGCTTTCCAGTTGTTTATTTTAGAGAATCCTATCATACCAACAAAAAAGTTCCTAGTGTTAAAACTAGTAAAACGAATAAAGGATGAAAATATATTGTATTCATAATAGATTCATTCATTTTAGGTGACCATACTTCAAGATATAAAAAGAATAAAGCAACACAAATAAATGAAAAAATAAAAGACCAGAAGTTTATAGTATGTTTCATGATTGCCCCTTTATTAATATGATGTTTTTCACTAAATTTTAGCAAATTCTAAATAGAATTAAAACAAAATAATCCATTTAAAGTGAGGTAGAGGAAAATGAAAGCTAACGTAAAGCTTTTAGGTGATGGTGGGATGTTGGGAATGGAGTTTAAGGAAAGAACGATTCATGTTTATAACACAGAAGGCAATGTGATGGAATTACTTTCAACAAAAGAACAGGTTCAAGAGGCTATCGACTTTCTTGAAGAATGTAAAATGGAAATGAAGTAAAAGTTCAATAGAGTAGATTGAACGGAGGGAAACCGTATCGTATAAATCAAAAGGAAATTGCAGATAAGGAAATAAGCATTATGTATGAGCGTAGCTTTACCTATGTTGGAAAACTCGAGAAGAAGTAGGTATGTGAAGGGAAATGGAAAGGTCCAACTAATATGAGAGAAATCAAAAAAGGCTAGGATTTCTCCTAGCACCCAAGCATAAGTCGTATAGAAAGCAAGCATTGTGCAAATCGGATATTTGTAAGTTCAGTATATAACGTTTATTGGGTGGATAGGTTGAATCATATCAATCTTTACGTAAATTTTATATGGTATTGAAGATTTTGATAAAGACCAAATTTGAATTTCATTAAAAAAAGACACCGCTTCCAGTGTCCCAAATTACTATGAGAGTTTTATGAGGAAACTTAAATAGGTGAATTTAAGCTACTCTGTAAAATATGAAACTGCAATTAGAAAATCACGTATTTTTTAAAGGAGTTAATGGGTATTTGTATGTGCCGAAATCCTTATTAAAAACATCCTGTACTAATTGGATAGTTTCATGATCATAAAAACTATCGTATGTTGGGAGGCGTGGGAATAAGGGATCAGTAATATCAGCATCTGCAAAATTCCCTTTAAAAATCGCCCTGTCCTTCTGGTGATGCCATGATTTGGTTAGTATGTGTAAAGGAGAAGTTTTTAGTTGATATATTTGTTCAAGGCGCACAATTTCAGTAGAGAAATTTTCAAGGTAGATATACTTTGTAACAAACTCCTCCTCACCTGGTTCATACTGCTGCATTAAATGTGGATCTACTTGTTCTAAATTTATCATTTGTGCTTTTAAGTAGTAGAGAAAGATTTTAAATGAAATAGGTTTATTACAAAATTCATTACCATAATAAAAATTCCGAATAGGATTCCATGCTGGATTTTCTATGTAAGGAGGAGCAATTAATGAGAAGAATGAACTTACAGCTCTTGTATATGGGTTTCTTACTAACTTATAGGTATCTTTTTCTTTTGAATATAAAGCTGCAGCTAATTCAATAAAGTAGTCCGAGGAGTTTTTGTATATTTCATTTTCATAATTATGGATGAAAGAATCGTATTTTATAGCTTGTTTAAATAAATTTATTTGATAAAAAAACCAATGTGCAAGAGAGGTACAGCCACTTTTTTGACTCCAAAATAAAATTAAAGGGAAGTTAGAATTAAAGAGGGGGACGCGTCCGTATTTAATAATATTTGCAAAAGACATAGTTATCCTCCATTCAGTTATGTCAATTATGTTTAGTGTATGAATAGAGAACTTGATATATGAACAAGAGAAGTAGAATAGATAGTTTAAAATAATATAATTTTAAAATAAAAGCGTTATTTTGTACGAGAATCTGTATACCTATAAACAAACATAGCAGGCAACTGACTAGATTGCCCGCTATGTTCATACACTGCACGGAGGAGTGCCTTCCGTTTTGAAAGAGCGAAGCCCAGGGAGAGAGCGTTCAGATGTAGTATGTGTAATGCAAAAAAGATTATTCGTAAATGAGAATGAAAAATTATTTTATAAGGACTGGCATTCTTTTAGTTTTAAATCTTTCAAAGTGTATAGGGCAATATGCAAATGTTACTATAGGTTCTGAAGTCTCGTTTGTAAAAAAAGTGTGGTTAATTACTTCACCAGAAGAAGAATAAAAAGTAATTTTGGTTTTTGATATAGGAGGAAGCGTTATTACCAGTGGTTTACTTGTCATACTGATCAGCTCCTAAACTATTTGGTTCTATATGAGCTTAATATGTATTCAATAAATGTATATGAATTCATTTTATAAAGTTAGCACCTTGTGAATTGAGAAATTTAACAAAATAGTTATTTGAATTAGTTTTATCAATAAAAAAAGAGCCGTATTAAGACTCTTTTAAAAAAGGTTTATTAATCATTTGTTTTCTAACCAAAACAAAAACTGTACCTGCAACAACACAGGTTGCATAGATTTTGCCACTTATGCCACCAAAAAATTCAAGTCCGAAAGGTAGTAAAAAAGTAGCAATTCCTACTATGTAAGCAAATATGCCGAATAATTTAGCTAGTTTATTTTTATCACCAATAAAAGTAGCATCTTGGTATCCAGCAATAAGAAATAATTGTTTTTTAATATGAATCAGATAACCCATTATTACAATGATTAGACCAACAAGTGTGCAAACTACAAATCCACTCATTATATTCACCTACCTTATTTGAATTTTACCATATTTAGGTTGGGATAGTTATTGCATTAAACAAAAAACATGCACAAAAATTGTGCATGTATAATAAAAAGCTATGTCTTGCCTATGTATAAATATGTTTGGTTTATATGAATCGCGAGTCTGTTTGAACAAAAGGGTTATTTATTTCAAATATAAAGAGCGCTTTTTAGGGCGCTCCATGACTAAAACTAATATTGAAAAAGAATACCGCATTATATTTTATGTATGTTCTTACTAAGTGTGCAGTTTAAACAATTTTTCTTTTGCACAACGAAGCAGCTAGTTCATAAAACTAACTGCCTGTTGTACAAAAGAAACGCTACGCTTACAGAAATAGTTTGTAACTTTAAGTTACCAAAATAGTATAAGCGGAGTTGAAAATGTTATTCGGAAATAAAAGAAAATAAAAAGAGCAGCTAGCAAAAGCTAACTGCAATGAGAAATTACCCCCATGAATTTAGGAGTATATAGTATGGACAAAAATATCAAGTTTATGTAACAAAAATTAAAATCGAGCAGTATTAGCAGAATATTGAATTTTATTCAGTTCTTTAACAAAATCCTTATTTTAAAGCTAAAGAGTGCCTTGTAGAGCACTCCTTATGCCTAATTACAAATGCTTATGTTCGATCTTAGATTGATTTCTTGCCTGGAGAAATAAAATACTCTTAAAACAAAATTTAGATAGACAATACAACCCAGAATTACAATATAAAACACCGTACAAAAGAAGATTTAAATGTATTTTAATGTCTTGTTCATATTAGTGCCTTCCTAAAAGAGGATAATTTAGATTTTAATATGATACGTAAAAAAAGGTGCATTTATATGGGGCAGGATGACTAGCAAAAGTAAAACAAAATCGTTATTTGAATAGAAAGAGATTCAAAAATTATAAGGTGAAAAGCGTCATGTATTATCCATTGTAATTAAATATTCATAGTATAAAAGATGGAAAACAAAATATTTACAGGATGAGGTGAATATAGGATGTTTTTTGATCTTTTTTATAATAAAACGCAAATGCGCCCTTTAGGAGGATCGGGGCCTGCACAAAGTACTATTCAAGCGGTTCATCAGGCTATACAAGCACAACAACAAGCGCTGCAACCACAGCACGCGCAACAAAGTTATACCCCAGCACAATCATATTATTCTTTACAGCCTTATTACCCAGCACAATCATATTACTCTGTACAATCTTATTATCCAGCACAATCGTATTACCCAATGTAGATTATACAGAATAGAATATTCTTTTTATTGATTTCATATGAAACTATATATTTTTTATAGTAATAAAAATAATAAAGTAGATTTAAATAAAAAGAGCGCTTTTAAAAGCGCTCCATGACAAAGATTTATATTGAAAAAGAGTAGCGCATTATACTTTAAGTATGTTTGGGGTTTATGTGCAGGCTGTAATAAAATCATTATTTTAATTGGTTCACCCCCTTGAAGGGCGCTCCAAGGGGCTAAGATTCGAGAACTTTTAAACTCTTGTTTAATTACATGAAAGCTCCCTAAGGAAAATCTATGGTATTTTAACGCTCAACTGATTATTTTGACAACCATATAGTGATAAAAAGAAACCCCGATTGTCCGCGGGGGTTCTAAGGGTAATTGCCAAGTAATGACGTACTCGACTAATTAACCATATCATGAATTTTTTGGTAAAAAAAACTGGTAAATGTGTCCAAGTGAATGAGGGCATCATTTTCAACAAAAACGCTATTTTAGTAGAAATCATTAAAAAGGACCCGATTAGGGGTGCGGGTCCTTTTAATGGAACAATAGAATTTTATGGGATTACCAATAAGTTTCCATGAAAGGGGATTAACTTCCAGTACATAGATATTGAGAAAAATTTATATAAAAACTTCATTTTGTAGAAATAAGGAAAATAAAAAAAGCACCATGCATAAGTGCTCTTTAAGAAAGGAGGTAACTCTTTAAGCGGAACGTCTAGGTTAGAAATATATGATGTGAAAAGGAAATAAGAACAAAATTTCATTTTAGATTTAATACAAAAGAGCAGCTAGCAAAAGCTAACTGCCCTGGTGAATAAGAAGAACACAATGGTCATTCGTATTCAACCTTGGTGTACTTATATGGTTAACAATTTTTAGAAATTTATTCAATAAAAGAGCAGCTAGCAAGAACTAACTGCTCGACCCTCGACCAAGAGAGCTAGAGTGGGAAGAATTTAAAGCTGACTTTTTAAAGTCCTATATAGTATGGGTGAAATTTAGAATTTTATTCGTGTGAAACATAAAAAGAGCAGTTAGTAAAAGTTAACTGCTCAGGTAATGGAATATGGTTCGAAATGGGTTATCTGTATGATTGACGGAATATTAAGTTTTATTCAGGGGGGATAAGGAAATGAATAAATTTAGGCTGTTCCAACTTGGCTTTGGTCTGCAACATCAGAATCGAATGTATTTGTTGCACTAACGCCGTTAAATGTATTGAGAACAAAAGCAACATTTGATGAACCTGACCCATTATAAGCTTTTGTATTTTCTTTTGGAGAAACGTTATAGAAATCACCTAAGTTGAAAGAACCGTTACTATTTTGTACAACCATATTTCCAACAACAGATGGCATGATTTTTACCTTCTTTCCTAAGAAGTATTTAAATTAGTATATGGTGTATACATCTAGTGGTTCATTTGAGTTAGAAATTTTGAAGAGATATTTTTTGGGAATTTAATAAAATAATCCTTTTAATAGAAAGTGAGGTTAGCAGAATGAAACCTTTGAAGAAAAGAAAAGTAAATAATCGTCGTGCAAAAGAGGTGGAGAAGTATCAAGTCAATAAAGCTTGAAGAAACATTTTTGTACAAGCTGGTATTTTAAAGTGAACGCAAACAAAATACAGTCCGGCTAGAAAACTAGAGGACACCAATTCATTAAAGCAGCAATTAAAGCTGTTTTAGGAATAGGTGTCCTTTTTATTTTGAAAAAGGGGGTGGGGAAATATGAAGGCACTAAAAGACCAATTACGTGAGTGGAAAAAGCAATCGAATCAAACAAGGAAGGAAAAAAGACATAGAGTTTAAGTAGTTGTGAGATAAATTGATAATTAAAAAGATAAATAATTAAACATTCGGATGTATTGAATGCAAATGAAATTAAAATTAAAAAGGTATAATTTTAATTTTTAAGTTAAGTATAGAAAAGAAATGAATTATCTAGATATAAAGAAAGGATGGATTTTTGCAATGAGCTCAAATGAATCAAATTTCAGTTTTAACAGTAACAAAGATATTGTAAAGTACCTTAATGTAAGAAAAGACCCTGTTGATTTAAGAGACAAAATGTTTCGGAGTTACTTGTTTAGTAATGAGGCAGATTTGCCAACGCAAGTCGATCTTCGTTCTAAGATGTCAGATGTAGTAGATCAATTGAAGTTAGGCTCTTGTACGGCGAATGCAATTGTTTCAGGGTTACGAGAATACCTATTATTACAATCAGGTCGTCCATTTACTTGCTTATCTCGTTTGTTTTTATATTATCATGAGCGGGAAATAGAAGGTCATATTCAGGAAGATAGCGGAGCGAATGTTCGCGATGGTATGGATGTTCTTAAAAACATTGGGGTATGTCCTGAAAAGGATTTTCCTTATACTGAGGATTTTAGAGATAAGCCATCTTCGAAGGCTGAATCAGATGCTACGCTATATAAAATTGGGGCCTATTATCGTATTCAAGACTTATCGAGATTAAAGGCTGCACTTGCTCATGGATTAGTTGTTGTACTTGGATTTGCTGTACCGGAATCTTTTATGTCAGATGAAGTTAAAAAGACTGGTATAGTTCCAGTGTCAGGAACAGATGATGTAATTATTGAAGATGGTCACCAAGCAGGACATGCTGTTTGTGCTGTTGGATATGATGATGATAAGCAAACGGTTATTATTCGCAACAGCTGGGGAAAAGGCTGGGGAGATAAAGGATATTGTTATTTTCCATATGAATTATTTAAAAATGGAATTGTGCAAGATATGTGGACAGGTCGTTAATTAGAAAAGGGAGTGGAAGTATGGAAATTGAAAAACACGTTATACATGTTACAGGTAGTATAAAAGAGCGTGAAAAAGATGTAGAAATAAAGGGTGTAATGCATTATCATCTATTAATTAATAATATATCAGTTATACATGCAAGTGGTGTAGAGGCATCAACGATTCCAGATGAGCTATTCTGTGCTATTCGTTACGGGGATAACGAGGGTTTGGGAGAGCCAATTAGTGGTCTAGAATCAGGTAATCCAATTGAATTACAGGGAGTCTATATTGATAAAAATCATACATATCCTTCAATTGGAAATCCTGGTGATCCAGTTTTACATTTTACCCACCATCCAGTAGGTTTTGTTATCTACAACGGAAAAAGGTATGAGTAATATCTTTGTACAAGCTGGTATTTTAAAGTGAAAGTAAATAGAATATAGTCCGGCTAGAAAACTAGAGGACACCAATTTATTAAAACGGCCATTAAAGCTGTTTTTGGAATAGGTGTCCTTTTTATTTTGAAAAGGGAGATAGGGAAATGAAGGTGTTAAAGGATCAGTTACGTGAATGGAAAAAGCAATGACTAGGTTTAAAATCTAATCATTGCTAAGTGTATACAAAATTCTATACAGTTTTCAGCTAATACAGAAACAAACAAGTACTCTAAAACCTATGTCAGGATAAGAATGTATATAAAGATGAAAGGGTTATAGAAAATAAACAAGGGGAATCCTTCTGGGAGTATGGATTCCCTTGGTTTATTGCTATCGATGTTGAGACGTTATGTTAAGCTCATATGTATAAAATATGCATGGTAAGTTTTATTGGACAAATATTCAAGCTAAGTTAATAGATTTGAATATAAATAATTATAATCAATTTCAAAAAAGGTGGTGAATTATTTTGAACTCATATTTTTCAAGACCTAAGGGATGCTGTAATAGATTTTCCCCTGCTGTTCCTCCTGCTGTTCCCCCATTTTCACCAGCGTATCGAAACTTCTGGCAAAATACATTTGTTACGATACCTAATGGACAAGACATCCCATTTAACAACCAAAGTGAAGCTGCCGCGGGAGGAATTGTTTTACTTTCTCCTACTACGGTATTCATTCCAGTAGCTGGTGATTATGAAATTAACTATGTAATTACAACCCATGATATAACAGGTGTAAGTTCAGAACAACAAGTAACTGCTATCCTAAACGGGGCGCCAGTTCCTAATTTCCAAACATTTTTTGGAGCAATAACTACCACTGGAGAAGCATGTGACCAATTTTCAGGAACAGCTATTTTAAGAATACCAGCTAACTCAACTTTTTCATTAAGAAATACAAGTCTTGATGGATTTTCTCTAGCTCTTTGTGATTTTGTTGAAAGTGGCGCAGCACTAAGTATTAAAAAATTGAGTTAAAATTTTAAAAAAGATTTTAAAAACCTTTTTTCTAAAATAATGAAGATGCTCTTTATAAAAGTGATTGTGAAAAATAATAAATATGTCTAATACATTATTAGATTTTTCTTATATTATAGTATTGAAAACTGCATAAGGGGGTGAAAAAGAATGGACGAGCATGTACAACCTCGACTTTCGCCACCATGGATCACATATTTTAACGAACTCAGAAATTCAATCGGAGCTGATCCAACTGTAACAGTAGGTCCGCTAATACCGACTGATGGAAATTTTATTATTTTAGTACAAACTACGGATTTTGAAAAAGCGATTGCATTAGCTACACTTCTTAAACCTACAGTGCAATTTGGCAATGTAAATGTTACTATTGTTGTTAGTGTTATTGGGGATGGAATTGTAAATCCGATTCCTTGTCCTTTAGACGCTTTTGAAATTGCACACCTTTTTCAAGTAGCTTTAGAAAACAACTTGTATTTTGAACAAGTTGTTGTACAGCCGCAGTTCCCAGGTGGATCTAATGTTGTTTTTCCAGTTTTTGCTGCGAAAGTAATTCAGTTTTTTAATGATGATATTTCCAATCTATGTCAAACATTCACAGAAGTCGCTGCAAAAGTTTTTCGTGATGTAATGAAAGATACGATTTGCGGTATACCAATTTTGTTTTCGACAAGCTGTACTACAAGTACTGAAATTAGTGAGGAAACGGTTCAAAATACAGATACAGACCCAAAATTGTTTTATTAATTAATTAATTAAAAAAGACATTTTCAATTTAAGAAAATGTCTTTTTTGTTCCCCTTGTTTTTTTGAGTATTGTAGTTTTAAAATGTTTTTTTCGCCAAGCTACCCGCTTCATCTTCAGTGAGTACTGTTATTTATCAAAGGCTTCTAAACCTTCATGATAAAGAAATTTACAGAGCGTAATCGCTCTGTAATTACGCTCTTCCTACTAAAATCGCCTGTACATCTGTAGTTGGATTTTAATAAGATATACAGAAAATATTTTATTTTGATAGGAGGTGATTTTATGTCGTATCACAAATCAAGTAGTTCAAGCCATTATTGTAGAAAACATACAATTACAACCGGTCCATTTTTAGTTCCTTTTGATGCTCCCAGTGGAGGATCAAATAATCGACTTATAATTCTTATCAAAAATCCTACAAATAAACCGTTAGAGGCTAATATTGCTATTGAATTTAGTGAAATACCACAATTTAGCATACCTGGTATAACACTTCCCTATTTAAATACTCTTAAAGAAGAGCCATTCCCTAATGGTATTGGTCCTACTACCATACTTCCAAAGAATATACTTCGGCTAGAAGTTGATATTACCAATTATCAAAATGCAGTTTTTCATGTTAATTCTACTGGCGATTATTTAATAGGTGATGATCGTCCATTACGTGGGAAACTTGAAATTGAAGTGATTGGTGGAGTAGGGCTTACCTCACCCACGAATGCTGGTCTTATTGCTGCAGACCCATCTTTAACATTTCATTATGGAGATTTTATAGTTTAACTAGCTATGATTTCACTTGTTTTTTGGTGTGGGTGCTGGTTCGCCATGTAGGGACGAAACAATTCTAATTTAACTCTCGCTTTCGATATTTATGTAAATGAGCTGTCCATAGGGGCAGCTTATTGTATTTTTGCCTAGCGTGTTTTTTTACCAAAATGCTGATGGTATCCGTATACAGTTACTCATAAATTTCGTACTGCATAACTCAAAAAAGAAAGTTTAATTAAGTCAATGATAGCAAGAGATTCAGCGGGTGGCTCAGTTACACAAAATATAAGATATGGGTAACTAATAATATAATAAGTAATATAAGTTATCATTGAATATGTAAAATAATAATGGTGGAGTGTGACAAATGAATTGATCTTGGATTGAAGAAGGATTAAAGTGGATTGGAAGTTTAGGGATATTCACATTAGGTAATGCAACGATTACAGGAATTGTTGGGTATCTTTTTAAAATAGCACTTTCTCATATATTAACTAAGCAATCAGAAGAATACAAATCAATATTAAATAAACAGACTGAAAGTTATAAATAGGAGCTACAGAGATTAAATAATAAACATCAAATTACTTTTAGTAAGTTACCATATGAAGAAACACTTCAATGTATTGCAAGTGCCGTATATCGATGACAAGTCATGTGGGAACATCTAAAAGAATATGAGGTGGAAAAACATGAACATCCAGAGCCACATAAAAATCAACCGTCAGATGGCGATACTTGCGAAGATTAGAATGCCTCAGTTTGCAACGAGAAGACATTTGATGAATATGCATGATATGGGCGGTATCTGAAATGCAAACCGTATTATGGGAGATTTAAAATCATACGTGAGTAAGACGGTGCAAGGTAAGGAATACGTATATTATTTGAACAAAGAGAATGAGAAATAGTTCCTGATGTGAATTTTTGTGATGAAGAAAGTATACTTCATGTAGTTGAGGTAGATCGTTCGCATGAGGATGGTGTAAGATGTCTACATTTCATGTTAGATATGAATTATGAGAAAATAAAACAATATGGATCGAATACAAGTAGGTCATTTGTTCCGTTATCGCAGTCTTCCATTTTTCTTGCTGATTGTATTTTTTTTACAGGATTTGGATGAGGTTTACTAGGAGCAATTTCTTTTGGAGGATTCATGTTATCAATATGTTCAATTACATAATGGTTGATATTTGTAAGAAGAGCACCGACTTAAGGTGTTCTTTTTTAGTTTTATTGTAAAGTTATTGTAAATGATAAATACATTACGTTATTTATATTATATAATCTGAATGTATTGAAATATAATTTTTAAGGAGGCTGTATATGATAATTACTTTTTATTTTTAAATGAGCCGTTTCAATAATATATGATGCGGAGAAATGTTTTTTACTTTTCTTTTAAATACTTGATTTAAATGGATTAGAGTAAGTGCTAGTTTTTCTAGTTTTTTAACGATCAAGACAAATAAAGAAAGGAAGTAATCATTTTATGGACAAACTAAGACTGTTAACATTTGAAAATATAGTAGAACCTCTTTTAAACGAAAACGTATCATTTATATATTTTCCTATTGAATGGCTCGATATTGTAGAGATACATTATAAGACATTTTTATTAACGAGTAAGTTGAAACGATTAAATGAAAGATTATATGATATGTTTTCTGATATATTATTTATTCAGCATAATCCATATGTATTAAATGAAAATACACCATGGATTGTATGTAAAGAACCTATTAGAAAAGAACAACTCGATTATATTTTTCAAAGTTGGTATGAGATTATTCATGATTGGAAACCTAATAAATTAATAGAATCGCCAAAATATGAATGGCATTACGATTTGATTGCTAATTTAACAGTACTACATGATAAAGAAATATATTCTAAGTGGGTGCCCGCTTTAATTTCACATATTTTTTGTGAACGTCCTGTACAATTAGAAAATATAAACGAAGAAGATATATATTTTTCTCCTCTTAGATCACAAAATATTTGTGAGGCGATGTCAGAGCCTATTAAAGATGAAAAAACACAAGACTATTTCGCCTATGTATTTCGGTTCGAATATATAACGCGCGGAGGGGAGAACATTCCATTATTAAATGTTTCAATAGGAATTCGGAGGTTTTATCAAGAATATAAGATGATAGGTTAAACAAACCCTGATATAACAACGTTTGTTTAACCTATTTTTATGAATTGCAAACATTTTGCAAACATAAGTTATCCAAAGATGCTTTTACCAAAGTTTTTAACTGCTTCTTCTTGCATGTTCGGTAAAACATGAGAATAAACATTCAATGTCATTGAAATGTCTGTATGACCTAATCTTTCACTAATAATTTTAGGATTAACTCCTTGCTTCAATAGTATAGTTGCGTGGGTATGTCTTAGATCATGGAATTTAATTTCTTTTACGCCTGCGTTGTGTATCGCTCTAATAAAGTTTTTTCTGAAATTTGCTTTTTTTATAATCATTCCAAACTCATTACAATTAATTAAATCAAAATCTTGATAAGCAGAACCAAGCCTTAATTTCTCTTGATTAATTAAAACCTTATGCTTTTTTAAGGATTCTATAGTTTCTTTAGGTACAGGAATGGTGCGTTTTGACGAATTTGTTTTTGCTGTTTTTTTGATTTTATTGTCGTGGCCAGATGTTTGGTTTATTGTAACGGTATGTTTTTCAAAATCAACGTCCTGCCATCGTAAGCCTAGAACTTCACCCATACGCATACCTGTAGTTATTGCAAGAAGATACCCAATGTGATATCGTGATTCTTGTGAATGCAAAAGAAACTTTTTTACTTCTTCCTCTGTCCAAGTTTGGATAGAGGTTCTTTCTTTTTTAGGTATCTCAGCAAAATCAGCTGGATTTCGAGAAATAATATTTTGTTTTACAGCGAGATTTAAAGCGCTTTTTAAAATTCTATGCATAAGCAGAACAGAATTGTTTGCAATACCTCTATCTATCGCAGTTTTATAGCATTTTTGAATGTGCATAACATTTAATTTATGGAGTGCGACCACTCCAATACTAGGTATAACATGTTGGTTGATAAATGCCCTATATCCGACAAAGGTACTTCTTTCTATACTCATACTTTTAATTTCTAACCAGTGATTTAGGTAGTCTTCTAAGGTAACTTTAGACGGCTCTATAAAAGTCCCTTCATTCAACTCTGTAATCTTCTTCGCAACATCAGCCTGTGCTTCTTTTTTTGTCTTATATCCAGAAAACCATTTTTGTCTTCTTTTTCCTGTCTCTGGATCAGGGCCGATATCAATAACAATACAATACTTATTTCCTCTTTTTCGAATATGTCCTTTCACTTAAAACACTCCTTCATTTGTTTTGAATCATGTTGTATAAGTCTAGTTGTAATTTTGCTGTTATGAAAATTACATGTTTGGACATATCAGCGATGGATATATTTTACCATATATGAACAGACTCGATTATTTAAAATGTTGGTTGTTTTTTGCAAAAGTTAATTTTATAAAAGAATTTTGTATACTTAAAACGATATTTTTATTTGAAAGATTTTATTTGGAATAGTACATCTTGTATATATCATATTTTGTACAATTGATGTTTTCTTCATCTACACATAATTTTTATTTGGAGTGACATATATGGAGAAGAAAAAGAAATGGGAAGGATTAAACGCTAAAAATTTATCTAGTAGTTCACTGGATTCGAGTTTAATAGGACCTACATTACCACCGATTCCATCATTTACTCTACCAACGGGGGTAACAGGTCCGACAGGCCCAACGGGAGCAACCGGAATAACAGGTCCGACGGGTTCAATGGGAGCAACCGGAATAACAGGTCCGACGGGTTCAACGGGAGTAACTGGAATAACAGGTCCAACAGGATTTGAATCTGCATTCAGAGCTTTCAAATCTACTGATCAGTCCGTTACAGCTAATACACTGTCTTTAGTAACATTTGAAACTACACAATTCGATTTAAACGGTGAATATGATGGTGTATCAACATTTATACCGCAACAAGATGGAGTCTATTTAATTATTACTACTATAATTTTTAGTCCTACTGATGATACCCTAAATTATGTGACGGAAGTATTTATAACAGTTAACAGTACTTTAATAGCAGGAGATGATAGCTTTTTTGGTGGAAATACTGGGCTTTTAAATGCGGTAACAGTTTCTACGATTGTACAATTGAATGCAGGGGATATGGTGCAAGTTCAAGCTGGTAGTACCATAGATGGCGCTATTGCATCTCCACTTCTTACAAATTTTCAAGCCGCGAGGTTTCCATCACCAGTTCCAAATACACTTTTCTTATTAAATAATTTAACTGCAGCATGGAGTAAAAGGCCATTTAGTAGAAAATCATAATTATGTTCATTTTTAAAATACCCTAAAGAAAATGATGAATTTAGATTGAGTTTGTCTATTAAGAATAAGAAAAGCCACTTAGATGAGTGGCTTTTCTTATTCTTAATATATGGCATATATAGTTAAAACTAAATGATTACATAATTGGAAATAGTTAAACTTATACTATTTTGGTTCAGGATAGTAATTTTAATATAAAATCTCAATAGATATTTGTTAACTTTACATCCCTAAAAGAATAATTGAACTTTTGCTATCACCATAGTTACACATAAACAGATTATCAAATGTAATATTGCATATTTTTAGCTGTCAAAAAACTAGACTTATATTTGTATTTTAAACTTTCTCAAGTATTTTCAGAATATGAGAGAATAGATGTTTGGTTTATTTGTGATAGAATATTTTTAATAATATAATTTAAAGGAACAAAAAAGACCCATAGCGCAGCAAAAGTAGTGTGCAGCCACTCTTATGCTGTTCCCTAATGTGGATAGGGGAAACTATTGCCATGAGTCAGCCAAAGTATAACATAATATTTCAAATGAAATCCTCTATGGTACAGTTTTACTATTGAAAAAATTCGGGAAGGTGTCTCGCGTTCAAGGAGGCTTGAATATGAATAAGGTGATAGGTCTTGGAGGTATTGTTTCAAGTGATGATATGAATTCGGCGAAATTGTCAAAAATAACAAATTTATCGCAGTCGAATTTATGGAAAACATTGAATGGGAAAGTACCTATGACTTTTACCAAACTAATGAAAATTTTGGATGGGTTTGATTCTGAAGAAAAGAAAATGGAAGTAGTTCAGGAGTTTTTGAATGGTACCAATAAAGAATCAGATATACGACTTGCTATGTATTATTTATATTTAGCAGGTTATTCGGATCTACTTAGTGATCTTGTTGGAAAAGAGTATAAACAATCAGTAACAAATAATTATAGAGAGATTTTTCGTGTTTGTTTAGATAGACAAACTCGTTCATTAAGATCAGGGGAATTCCTTAAAGAAATAGAAGTGTTACGTACAAGGGTCAATTTAAATAAACCAGGAGTAAATATACTTGTGAACACTTTGAGTATCTATGGTTATTTTGATTTAGGCGCATACAATGTTTTAACAGTGTTACAAGGGATGATACAAGAAAAAATAAATCATATGCCAAAAGGTTTAGAAAAAACTTTAAATGAGGTGGAACTAAACATAATATGCTCATATGCATATTTAATGCAAGATGAGGTGAAAATGGCTAGAGATTTATTGCAAAAAGTACTAGAAGAAGAAGGTACTCCGGGTTTATTAAAAGCTACGGCATTAAGTATAGTCGCGGAAAGTTATATTTTCTGTAATCCCGATAAAGCATTTTATTATTTTGAGCTTTCACTTGTAGAGTTGAAGAAAATAAGAAATAACAAATCATTACTTAAAAGAAAATTAGTCGAAAACACCCTCTCTTTTTGTTGTATTATTCATAATATTCATGTAAAATCTGGATATATACATCATGACGCTGAAAGGGCGTTAAAGTATATACGTCAAAATAAGAATAGTGAAGCTTCTGCAATATTAAATCAGATTGATAATCGAACTGCGATTCAAGACTTTTATTTATCGATAGCAACAAATGATGAGAAACTGCGTAGGAAAGCATATCATCGATTCTTAAAAGACGGCAATTTATTCTACATAAAAATCTTTGATATCTTAAAGTGAGGGACAATGAGAATGAAAAAAATAGTAGCTAGTTTAGTTATTACATGTACACTTGCGTTATCGTTGTTATCTGTTGGTTTGGTATCAACTAAAGATAATAAAGCCGCTGAAAAAGTAAAAGAAGTACAAATAATGAAAATGGACCCGGGAACTTTAGGATAATAAAAGATTTAAAATGCCATTGCATCTAAGGATGTGATGGCATTTCGTACGTTTAAGGGGTTATTCATTTTCTTCATTTTGGGATTTCTGAATAATTAAGGGTGATGGAGGATGGGGTATATGGGGAATTTAATAAAAGAAAAATCAGATAGGGATGTAGTTGAAAATAAAATGGAAGTATTATTAGAAAAAATATATAAAGGTGATAAGGAAGCTATTGAAAAGCTGAATAAAATAAAAAAAGCGATGGTTAGCAATTAAGCTAGTTATCGCTTTTTCGTTATAACTCATTTTTGATTAAATTAATTATCTCTTCACGCTTTTTTGGATCGAGGTCGTTAATTTGAAGCATAATTTCTTTGAGATCATCTTTTAATGATTTTGACTCTGTTGAATTTAAACTTTTATATTCAGAGAGTCCCATGATATAGTCTGCTGACACTCCAGATAAACGAGATATTTTTTCAACGGTCTCTCTAGATGGGTTTCTATGGCCATTTTCGTATAAAGAAATCATGGTTTTTTTAGCATTTATAGCTTCTGCGAATTCAAGTTGACTCATTTTAAGAAGTTCTACCCGTATCTCTTTAATTCTAACACCAATTATATTTTTACTCATTATAAATCCTCCCCTTAAAATTCATTGATTATAGTCAATGAATTCCCTATATAGAATGTATCAAAAAGGTTTGCTACAAGACAACTAAAATTTTTTGAATTAAAAAAGGTTGCTTGAAGCAAACCTTTAGTATATACTCAAATTAACAAACAAGATGAAGGTGATGAAATGATGGTACTTGATACGGAAAAAGTTAAAATCTTAAGGACGAATCTTGGATATAGTCAAAGTTATGTTGCTGAAAAGATAGGTTATCGAAACAAATCGATCTACTGTAATTTAGAATTAGGTAACAGACAGCCAAGTATAACTAAATTAGTTAAGTTAGCAAAATTTTTAAATGTGACAACAGAGGAAATTTTAAAGGAGTCAGAATAAGACGACTTATTTTTTTACCTAAAAGTTTGCTTGAAGCAAACAAAGTATTATACTTCATAAAATATTTTTACCTTTAATCAAAATTTCATAAGTAAATTACAGATATAAAGGAGCGAAAAAAATGGGATTAGATCAAGTTATTAAAGAATCTATCCGTGAAGTTGTAAGAGAGGAAATTAGATCGGCAATAGCTGACTTACAACTACAATCACAACCAAATAAGGTTATGCGAGTAAAAGAAGCGGCAGCTTACCTCAACATTGCTGTTTGTAGAATGTACGAATTAGCAAATCATCCTAGGTTTCCAGTAATAAGAGAAGGGCGTAAACTTCTTTTCTTGCAAAAGGATTTAGAGGCTTGGCTTGAAACACAAAAGGAGGCGGACTAGTGGAAGATACAATATCATTAGCCATATTTGGATTGTCAATCACAAGTGGTTCATGGCTACTTTATGTTACTTATGAGCCAATAAGAAAATGGGCTTGGAGTAATGTAGAACAAAATAAAAAGACCCATGACAGTGGGTCTTTTAGAAAAAACAAATTTCTATAAGAATACCATGGAAAGTAGGGAAATAGTACATGAATTTAATTGAATATCAGGTGCTATTACCTAATAAATTTGGGGGCTTAGCAAAAAGCAAATAGTTGAGCAGTATTTCAAAAATGGTTATTCGCATTATGAAATTCAAGGAATCATCAAAAGTGGACAAGCATATGTTGCAGTTTGTACGAGGAGGTAAACAGGTGGCAACATTTCGAGTAAATAAAAGTAAAAATTACACAACCATTAATAACACAGGTCTTCGAGATGAACGTTTAAGTTGGAAAGCAAAAGGGATATTGGCTTACATTTTATCGTTACCAGATGATTGGGTGTTTTATATGGAGGAAATATCTACTCATGCAAAAGATGGAATTGATAGTTTAAGGGTAGGAATGAAAGAACTGAAAAAATACGGTTATGTTAGAAGGTTTCCTGTAAAAAACGAAAAGGGAAAGATAACTAACTGGGAGACGATTATTTATGAAGTTCCACAAGTGGAGAATCCACATATGGAAAAACCACAAGTGGAAGTTCCATTTGTGGAAAATCCAACACTACTAAGTACTAAAGAACTAAGTACTAATAAACAAAATACTAATATACAAAGTAGTAGTAGCATCTTCTCTTTCTATGAAAATAATTTCGGTATTTTAAATTCGTTCATAGCCGAAAATATTTCACAATGGGTAAACGACACAAGCGAAGAACTTGTACACGCAGCTATGGAACGTGCTTTGAAACAGCAAAAGAAATGGAATTATGCTGAGGGCATTTTAAAACAGTGGGTTAACAATAACGTGAAAACCTTAAAAGATGTTGATGCTTTAGAAACGGAATATCAACGAAATAAAGGAGTGAAAAAACGTGTCGGAATCAATCGGAAGAGTGATGACTCGGATAGTGAATACATCGGCTTGTAGTGAAGAAACAGAAGGGTATACATGTGAACACTGTAATAAATATATCGCGGCAATTACTGTAGAAGTTCCGCAGTTACGTATTAAAAACAAAATACTCCCTACATGTGAGTGTGTTGTAGAACGTGAAGAAGCAAAAATACGTGAAGCTCAAAATTTTGCTAAGAAGAGAGAAATAGAAAAGTTATTCAGCATTAGTAACTTAGGAGAAAGGTTCTCCAAAAGTACATTTGAATCGTTTCTAAATAGAAATGGATCAGAGACAGCTTATAAAGTTGCAGTGAAATACGTGAAGACTTTTAAAGAGTGGAACGGGGAATCGTTAATGCTTTGGGGAGAACCTGGTAATGGAAAAACACACTTAGCAGCCGCAATTGTAAATGTGCTTTCTAAAAAAGGATACATCGTAGTATTTCAAAGTGTTCCAGAATTATTGCAACGTATTCGCAGTACGTTTAACAGCGAAAACAAAGAAAATGAAACACAAATTATGAGAGCCCTTTTAGAATGCGACTTACTTATATTAGATGATATTGGAGCAGAAAAAACTACGGAATGGGTAGAAGAAAAATTATTTAATATCATTGATGGTCGGTATAGAAAAGAACTTCCTACTTTATATACGAGTAATTTGGAACCAAAAGAGCTGAAAAACCAAGTCGGAAAACGTTCGTATGACCGAATGGTTGAAACAAGTCTAACTGTAAAAAATGAAGCGGCTAGTTATAGAAGAGAGATAGCAAAGCAACGTTTACAAAGGTTTATCGAAGCATAAAAGGAGGAAATAAAAATGTGCGTATTATGTCATGATACAGGGATTATTCGTAAAGAAGCTTATCCGGGTGTAATTGAAACGAACGGTTGTAATTGTGAAGTGGCAAAGCGACAGCAAGCGGAAAACGATAAGCGTTGGCAAGCATGGCTAATAAAATTTGAATCAATGAAACAAGAATTAGAAAGAAAAAAACAACAAAAAGCTAGTTAGCAAGAAAAAGGGGGATTTCATTCGTATGAAGCCTACGAAAGTTGAAATCGATGTCACGGATAATAAAATTTATGTAGTAAAAAACGGTGAGGTTACTCCGCTGAATCCTCCAGTAACAGGATTTGGTGAACAAGTAATTACTTGGCAAGGCGGGAAAGTTGATCGTGTATCAACTACAATCACTGAAAAAATTAAATAACTGGGGATGCGATTATGAAGCAATTAACTATTGATGATGTTGTAGGTAGTTTCGACTACAATGCGATAAGTACCAGTGAAAAGTTTTTGAATCCAAGCTATGAAGTACATTTCTATGATAAAGAGGAACGGCAAAAGATGGATTGTTTTGATGCTAAAAATGAAAAAGAAGCTTGGGACGCAACAATAGAAGAGTATGGCAAAGGTATTCAGAAGATTAGGATAACTTATTCGAATCGTACCAGAGCTGAATTTCTGGCACTAGATTAGGAGGTAAAGTGATGGCTTTCAATCGTTGGTTAACTGATGAGGAATATCAGCAAGCTGAATCAAACGGTATTAGTAGAAGAGTTCTTTACATGAGGATGTACAGATACGGTTGGGAATTGCAAGAAGCATTAACTACACAACCAAGAACATATTGGCATATGGGCGAAGGGAAAGAAAATAAGTGGTTGAAAATAGCAACGGAAAACGGAATCAATTCAAGTACTTTTTACAGCAGAGTAAATAGTGGTTGGGATCCTAAAGACGCGGCAAATATTCCGACGCGTAAACAACTGGACAGAAAGGAACTTGTTAAGATTGCTAAATCCATTGGCATAAGTGTAAGTACTTTCAGATCTAGATTGAGTTATGGATGGGACCCGATGAAGGCAGCTACAACACCAGCTAAGACAAAAAATAAAAATATTAGTTAATAGGGGTAGATGAAAATGAAAGTAATGGAAAACGGTGTATTAGAAGCAACAAAATTAATTAGTGAAGCGAGAAAAGAAGATCAAGTTATAAAAGAAGCTACGGTTTTACAGATTGCAAGCATCTTGTCAATTGGTGAATTAAACGATTATCAGGAAGCAACTTTACGCACTTGGAATAACAAAACTGATTTTGGAGGACGTGTTTCAAATGCAGCTTTAGGGCTTACAGGAGAAGCTGGAGAAGTTGCTGATATTGTTAAAAAAGCAATTTATCACGGACATGGTTTCCAACCATCGCATTGTCCAGGAGAAGAGGACGGAAACACTTATAAATTAGCCTTGGAGCTTGGGGACATCATGTATTATGTATCAATTATGGCGCACGAACTAGGATATACGTTACAAGATATTGCTGAAATGAATATCGCAAAATTGGCTAAAAGATACCCGGATGGATTTAGTCGAGAAGCAAGTCAAGCACGTGTTGATGTGAAGCAAGAACAAATTTGAATTTTGTACAAAAGCGGAGGGACGTAATGAGACATACACGTAATCGGCAAATGATACTTTGTGGATTGGATAAGAAGCATGCGAAGTGGAACTACAAAGGGCAAAAGAATCATACTATTACGTTTGCTAGACAGGAAGCTATTAAAGGGAAAGAAATAGACCCAACTTTCAAATGGAGTCGCAATTAGAAGAAAGGGAGAATAAAAATGAAAGTTTACGGAACAGTAACAACTACTTTTAGTGTAGAACTTGATGTGAAAAGCATTCATCCTCGTGATATTAGCATAAAGGATTCTAATGAATTAATTAAAAAAGCAATTGAAGATAAATATGAAGTAAAGGTTAAAGGTGACATTTGCGTAAAAGGGTTCAAATCTTAACAAAAGCGTTATTTTGCAAAAAAAGAACAGCTAGCAAAAGCTAACTGCTCTCTTAAGGAAGCGTTAAGAAGAAATCTCAAAAATTAAGTGTAATTATAGTATGAACGGAATACTTAGTTTTATTCAGGAGGGAATAAGTGATATGAAATTTTTATTAGTAAAGTGTATTGAGGACATTGTAATTACAGGAAGAAATAGCAATGGAACTCCAGATCATTGTTTTATCAAAGGGAAAGAGTACGACATGTGCTTTGATGAGAAAAAGGGCGATTGCTTTACAGCTAATGAAGTGGAAGTAATGCATTTTATAGGTTATGAAAACAACTACTATTTTGATGAGCATTTTGAAGTCATAAAAGAGTTGAAGGACGAGGATTTTGTTAATGATGAATTAAGACTTCAACGACTAAAAAGAATGGCTCGAGAAAAACATAATTACGAAGATTAGAACCAAATAAATTAGTTATTGTATGAGAAAAAATAAAAGAACCCGTTTGTTATAAACGGATTCTTCCCTTAAGGTGTGCAAGAAATTCAAGGTAACTGGACCAGAGCACCATATAGAATCTCTTTTGATATTAATGTATTCAAAGAAATCTAAAACGTTAATAGTAATTAAACAAAATTCTTATTTTGCAAACAGAAAATAGGAGTGCTTGACCAGAGCACTCCATGACACTAACAACTATACCTATAACAGTATATGAGTGCTGTAACTAAATATTCTTAACTCTTATTCAAACAAAAGAGAGCGCACTGGAAAGCGCTCTTTGACAAAGATTTATATGAAAAACTATCGGCAATTAAATCTTATGTATGTTTTCAGTTTATATGCAAGTTTAAATAAAATCTTTATTGTAAATAAAAAAGAGATAGGGTTCACAGCCCCATCTCTTCTAACAAACATAAGTGCAGCTTTGCTTCTTCACAATTTGGATTAATACAGTAATGAATAAAAGAATGTTCATCGTGTTGTATGAGAGGTTGATCACAAGATACACATGTGTACGGTGAGAGCATGTTATATACCTCCTTACAGAATATGGGTTAATTGTAGCACAGTTTTAGTTAGCTAAGGAGTAAAACAAAATCGTTATTTGAAAGTAAATAAAAAAGAGCACACATAAAAGTGTGCTTCTAGACTAAAAGGTTTGAACGTATGGACTGGAGTGCCCTACACAATAATATATGCTTGTCTGATTTAAGGGTGCAAGTTTTTTTATAAAAACACTATTTGATACAGGTTTAAAAATACCATATGTATCCTATAAAAAATATGGATACAACTAAAAGTATAAATAGAAAATATTTAAGGAATTTGAGTAATGTTTTCATTGCTTAACTCCTAATTTTTTAGCTATTTTATGGGAATATGTAGATTTTTATACAACTAAACAAAAACTTCATTTTAATAACTAAGGAGGATGAATGGTGGTTGTAGAAGCAAAAGTAACATTTAAATTGGATGAAGAACAAAAATTACAGTTTCAAAATGTAAGCGAAAACGAAGGGGAACAAGAAGCGTTTTACTTTCTTGAAGAATTGATAATGAAAGGAATTGATTTGGCTGAATTTGTAGAGATGGAGTACAAGGATAACAAATAACATTTCAGTCAAATCGAAAGGGGAATGGAGAAATGATTGAACAAATGGATATTGCGGAGGGGCAGTTATCAATATTCGAAATGGATGAAACGAAAATCAAATTGTATGAAGTCTTAGAAGCGAATGGATACCATTGCGAGATTAGGAATTATTATCTACACAACGATTACCTGGGTGAGGTTAAATACTTCTTCGTTAGAACAACTGATGACATGATCATCGACATGTGTTTGAGTCAGTTCCCGGAAGTGTTTACGGTATACAAGGACTTCACTGAATTGGAGATCAAGAAGATATACAGAGGAAGATTACAATAAAAATTTCATTTTGTCATAAATAAAAAGGCGGTTGTTTCCGCAACCACCTTTTTATAAAACAGAGCAACTTTTTCATAAATAAGATATGAACGATTCCTGAAACGGGTTATAGGATATAATTCCATTTTTATAACGAAAGTGATGAGCTCAGGTTGTTATAAGAAAGGATTGACTATAGTGTATGAAAGCCTACTTATAACAGTCACAAATAAAAGAGTAGCTAGCAAAAGCTAACTGCTGGATACAAAGAAGAAGTGAAGGAATACAAGGTCGGTTAAATGAGTTCTGGCTTATCGCCCATATATAGTATGTGTTTAATATTAAGGAATATTCAGATGTATAAAAATCAAAAAAAGAGCACCTTCGAACAGTGCTCTTTCTCGGAGTGAATAGTCAAGTAAACTTATAAATGGAGGTGTATCAAAATTTACTCTATATAAAATATGTGTATTTATATAAAAAGGTACCGCAAAAAAAGAGCAGTTAGCAAAGGCTAACTACTCCATTACCAAAAGGTTCCGGGCTGCCAACACTGTTAAGAAAGCAACTTATAGATAGTATGCACAAAGTTATGGTAATTATTCAAATGAATAAAGGACAGTTAGCGGAAACTAACTGTCCAACCCTTAAAGAAAGGGAGGAATTAATGGGTATATAAAAATTCCTCCACCTATAGTGTTAACGAAATATTGAGTTTTATTCAGGGGGTAAAGGGAAATGGTTCAAATTTGTCTGATGTGCAACAAGGAAACGGTTGATCCAAATAATGAGGAAATTGATGTGGATTTCTGTAATGAATGTGAAACGAAAATAATATTTGATGGTACAGGGCGTGAAGCTTGAAAAAATTTATTTCTTAACAAAATAATCCTTTTAATAGAAAGTGAGGTTAGCAGAATGAAAGGTTTGAAGAAAAGAAAAATTAGAAAAGCAATTGCTCGTCGCGCAAAAGATGTGGAGAAGTTTCAAGTCAATAAAGCTTGGAGAAACATTTTTGTACAAGCTGGTATTTTAAAATAAAAAAACTTAAATAAAGGGGATTATGATTGTGATTGGTTTAGAACCTTATAATTGTGATATTTGTGGTGGAGATGAATCAGTTAAGATTGAAATTGATGATATAACTTCAGAAAGACGAGAAGTTTGTGATGAATGTGGATTTGTACATGAAGGGTTAGCAGAGTGGGAATTTGAAGGAAATGAACAAATCGTAAAGATGATTGTGGAATCTAAGAAATAAAAAATATCGCCCGGCTAGAAAACTAGAGGACACCAATTCATTAAAGCAGCAATTAAAGCTGTTTTAGGAATAGGTGTCCTTTTTATTTTGAAAAGGGAGATGGGGAAATGAAGGGATTCAAGGATCAGTTACGTGAATGGAAAAAGCAATCGCATCAAGCGAAAAAGAAAAAGAAGAAAAAACGAAAAGAGAAATTAAGTACTCGTGACATTGAGGATTTAATGGGGATGCATAGACCTTGTTATGAACGTAGACGTGGAGCAATAAGACAAAAGTAATTTAAAAATAAAAAGGAGTGGTCTTACATGACTAAACAATTATCTTTCTTACCAAAAATTGATAGAACAGCAACACAAGAGGAATTAGAAGGTGTGTTGGAAAGCGTACGTATACATAGACAATTTGGGATGATGCGTAAAGAAATGAAAGTCACTCCTTCTTATGAAATACGTGAGCATGGTCCTACACATACAGTTGGAAAACCATTGGAAGATGTTGCTATAGCAAATATTCAACAAAGCAAACGAGAAGAGTGGCTTGAAAAAATGTCATTAAGTATTGATCAGTTTCTAAATCGATTAGGAAACGGACGTGCAGGAAGTATTCAAAGAGATATTATTTATAAACGTTATTTAGAAGAAGAGGATGTGTGTGACTACATGGTTTATAACGAGATAGGGATGTCAGAGCGCACTTATCGACGTTGGAAGTCTAAAGCGTTTTATAAACTTGCTTTTGCACTAGGATTAGAAGTTTATGAGACAGAAGAAACTGGAGGTAATAAATAATGAATTTTGTTCAACCGATACGTGATTCAGAGCAAATACAACAAATTAAAGAATATCTAAAAGAAAAGAATGAACGCAATTATATTTTGTTTGTAATAGGAATTAATACAGGGCTACGTATTAGTGATATTTTAAAACTGAAGGTTGGAGATTTAAATGGCAGCCATATATCAATGCGTGAAATGAAGACAGGTAAGCAGAAACGTATTCACATTACTGCAGCATTAAGAAGAGAGTTAAAGTGGTACATTGAAGATATGGAAGACTATGAGTATATAATTAAGAGCAGACAAGGAAAGAATCGACCAATCGGAAGAAGCATGGCATATAAAATACTTAGTACCACAGCAGCAAAGTTTGGTTTAGAAGAGATTGGGACACATACATTACGTAAGACATTTGGATATCATATGTACATGCAAACAAAGAACATAGCTTTGCTGATGGAGATATTCAATCATTCAAGTGAGCGAGTAACGTTAAGATATATAGGAGTAAACCAAGATGCAATGGATAAAGCAATGACTAGGTTTAAAATCTAATCATTGCTTTTTTGTTCAAGGATAGCAACACATACTTATCGACTTAAGAACTGAAACTTACGTTTGAACATAAAATCAAATTTAGATGAGCAAAGCTATTTCAAGTGAATAGAATCCACTCTTTAAGAATACATAAAAAATATATATACAAGCGTAGTCTAATCACTACATCATTGGCGAAAGTAGAATTCTATAAATTTTGGAGGAAGAGATATGCAAAAAAAGGTTCTCCTGTTTACAGATTTGGGGATTGATGATGTGTTTGCTATACTGTACACCTTTTTTCGTAAAGACATTCAACTTGTAGGAATTGTGGCCGATTATGGAAATGTATCAAGAGAAAATGTAATAAGAAATATTAACTATTTAAAGTACATTGCGGGAAGAGAAGAAATACCTGTATTCCTTGGTGCTTCTGTACCGTTGACAGGTATATTAATTCAGTATTTCCCTGAGGTACATGGAAAAGTTGGATTAGGACCTATTATTCCACCTGAAATTTCATATCCAGTTTATCCTTTAAATGATATTTATCAAATTATAGAATCAAATTTAGAAGATCTTACCATTATCAATTTAGGAAGACTTTCTTCGCTAGCTACGACTTTTGTATTAAATTTAGAAACAATGCGAAATGTAAGAGAATGCATTTGCATGGGGGGAGCTTTTTTCTATCCAGGTAACGTAACTGCTGTGGCTGAAGCTAATTTTCACGCAGACCCTTATGCAGCAAACTTAATTCTGCAACATGCAAAGAACTTGACAATTATCCCTTTAAATGTGACCCAACATGCGATTGTTACACCCGAAATGGTCGAGCAAATCGATGCATTTCATCGGAATACACAGGATCTTGCAGGACTCATCATTAAACCTATGTTAGATTATTATTATAATTTTTACTCCAAGTCTAATCCAGGTATAAGTGGAAGTCCTATGCATGATTTTGTAACAGTGTGGTATTTGCTAAATAGAGAGGCTGTTAGCCTTTCGAGAGTACCCATTAAAGTAATTCCTGATCAAGGGGAAGGGTTTGGTCAAAGCATTGCAGACTTTCGTTTTGTTACTAATCCAGGTTATAAAACGCATAATGTAGCTTTTCAGTTTGATTATGAAAGATTCAGGAAGGATATTATGGAAACGTTCTTAAAGAAGAGAGTGTAAAAGACTTTATTCATTTTATTTAACGTATAGGAATCCAACTTTTTAGGTTGAAATTCTAGCTGTATCTCATCACTATCAAGCTAATAAAATAAAATCCAGCTAAAAATAAAAATCCACTGACTATTTAAAGTAATTAAATGCAGTGGATTTTTATTTTTGGAGTACATTAAAACTTTAAGTTGGTGTCCATATTATTCTATCCCATTCTATACAGTTACTCATTTTTATTGTGTTGTGTAACTCAAAAGAGGAAGTGTTATGAAGCTATGAATATCAAAGGCTGTAGCATTTGGCTTAGTTACACAAAATATAAGATATGGGTAAGTGGATGCAAAAATTACATCTTAACTTATTTGAATGATAGAATGTTAAAGAAAGGGGTGTGAATAATGAGAGAAAGTGATGAAGAATATAAGCGCAATAAGATAAAAGAAAGGTTGAGAGAAGAAGTAAGAAAAGAGGTGCAAAAAGGAACTCAGCTAACCAAGAGTATACAAGCTATTATTGATATACAGCAAAGTACTATGGATCTTATAAGAGCGATACATCCGACTGTTATAGACATACATGATAGTTTTATAGAAAACATGAGTGTTTTTTCAGAGATGAATGAGCATATAGCAGGGCTAATGAACATCATTGATTGGGAATCAATTAGTGATACAGCAGCAGAGCGAATAAAGGAAATTGATATGTTATTGAAAGAACATGAAGAGAATTTTTGGTGTCTAGATTTTGAAATTCTCAATGTAGTTGAAGAGGATGAGATGAATCAAGAACATATATCAGAATATGTTAGTAAAAATCTTGATTCATACGTAGAAGAGATAGTCAAAGATCCTATGTACGAACTTCATGCAACTCTAATAAAAGAGACTTATGAAGCATTTAAAGGAGGATATTATAAATTATGTGCTATGCCATTGTTTGCCGCATTTGAACATGTTCTTGCAACTTGGGGTGATGGTAACATAAATGCAGATATGGTATCAGTTAGACAAAAACCAATAATATTTAAGGTTACTAAAGCAATTAATCCTGAAAAATATAGCGAGATAGAAGAAGAACAATTTATTAAAGTTTTTTCACTCTCGGTAATTCGGATGTTACATAAAATGTTTGTTGGTGTTCCAAATGAATTATGTCAAGAACTTAATCGTAATTCAATAGCACATGGTTTCCATGATTACGATGCAATTACTAAGACAGAAATATTAAAACTGTTTCAATTGCTCAAATCTACATTAGTAATAAAATACTTTGATACGAGTCTTGTTAGAAATTAAAATAGTGGCAGAGTCGTGACCGCTTTTTGGCAGTAAATGTGCCGGTTGTTTTGGAAGTAACGTGATATATTTGTATTGTGAGAAGTGGCGGAAAACACAACTCATAAAGATTCCTTTATAATCTATATGTTGTCTAGACGGTTTCATAATGGCGCACATAAAATCCGAAACCAGCAGATGGTAACGATTGAATGGTACCGTTATTAAGGAGAGCTTTTGCTCTTCTTCCAGTTACTTAATATTGATGATGAATATCAGCAGATCATTATTAGGTGATTGGAAGAAATTTAAAACTTCACGTACCGTAATTGAATTAATAATATAAATCAAAGCATCCATTTGGGTGCTTTTTTATTTTGGAGAGGATGGTTTATATGACGGCATACCATAGGCCGGTTTTGACAGAAAAATTGGATACACATACAGCAGTTTGGGTGAAAGGGTATTCTATTGACAATCCGACTATAGGAACCGAAATGAAAAGTCAGCTCAATCTTGAACTGACTTTTATGAGTAATGATTATTCGCCAAATAAGTATAAGATATTTTTAGAAGAATTTGAACGGTTTCTAAGTAAACACGGGTACTTAAATGGTGAACATAGTTATAGTTAAGATAATCCTATAAAACCAGTTGTCACTTTTACAGCTGTTGCTGAGAGTACACTTAAAGGAACACTAGATAACTTTTTAGTAAGTTCTTTTGTTTTAGCCCAAACTTTTGAGTCTCTAATAGTATCTAGGAATTCATGCCCTGAAAAAGTAATCGATCCTATTCCTAGAGCATAAATTTCATCTCCATCAAACTGGTAAGAGCCGTTTATGTATCCAGCTTCTATAAGTTTTAAAATGGCGTATATAGATTCGTTTTCGCCGTATTTGTTAAAAGTATTAAATTCTTTTAATTGATGAAGATGAATGTGTTGACCTAGGTTTAATTTTTCTTCTAGTTCCAAAAGAATAGAACGAATACAATCTTGATTTAATTTCATGTTATCACCTCCTTACATTCTACAAATTCGACAAAAAAGAAGGTAATCCTACAAATTATAGAATAGGAAAACAACTGGTAACCAAAGCGTTTAATTAGAAATTTTTATTTTGAAGGAGGATGAATGATGGAAGGTAAAACAGTGACACTTAAACCTTTAAAGCAATATAAGATTGGTCCAAATAAAATCCAATCATTAGATGATGTAATTACTATTTTAAGAAATGTGGTGATATGCGTGAATGGTGGAGAAGCGTTAGAAGGTTTGGAGCATTTAATCGAAAAGGGTGACGAATAATGAAACTAACAAAACAAGAACAAGCGGTTGCAATTGGTACATTCATTTCAATGTTAGGACAGGACCTTGTAAATGAATGTATTGATAAACAGAAATTAGAAAGTGTAATTCCAATCTTTAACGAGTTGGAAGATAATACAACACCAAAGCAAAAGAGAGAAGCGATGATTAGTTTGCTTGGTAAGGTAATGGATGAATTTGTTTAGAATAGGGAGTGATGATAGATGCAAGTCTATTGTTCTAATTGCAATAAGGATTACGATATGCAACCACAACTAGAGCAACTTCCAAAAAGAATTGAGAAGTGTTTCTTTATTTGTCCTCATTGTAAAAATGAACATGTTGCTGCATATGTGAACGATAAGATTCGTAGGTATCAAGCGGACATTGCTAAGTACCACGAACGGATTAATAAGAAGAATCTTAGCATTAAGGATGAAATGAAACGGTTAAGAAAGAGGATGGAAGGTGCCAAGTAAACCATTTAAGCCGTGCAAGTCATTAGGTTGCAATGAACTGACGCGGGATAAGTATTGTGCTAAACACATCGAAAAGGAAAAAGAAACCGTAAGATATTACGACAAACATATTCGAAACAAAAGCTCACGTTCATTCTACAATTCAAGATTGTGGAAGGATATGCGTGAGCTTATTTACCGTAGAGATCATGGGCTATGTGTTCAATGTAGAAGTAAGGACATCATTAAGATAGGTGATGTAGTCGATCATATCATTCCTATACGTGTTGATTGGTCGAAACGACTAGAACCACCAAATTTACAAACGCTTTGTCATGCTTGCCATAACAAGAAAACAAAAGAAGATGAAAAGAAAAATATAAAATAATTCGAAAGAAAAAAATCATAAACATGCCCCCACCATGAAAAAGCAAAAGGCGACTCCCTGGAGACCGCCGCCTAGCTTTCCGTGCAAAAAGTTCGTTTTATTCTATAAAAGGGGGTTCAGCCGAGGGAGGTGGTTCTCATAGGAAGGAAAGCGAAGCCGATTCATTTGCATTTATTAGAAGGTAATACAAATCGATTGACAAAAGATGAAATTGAGCAGCGATTAAAAGCCGAAAAACAGTTACAAGCAAAAAAGGACAAGGTAAAGCCACCAACGTGGTTAGATTCAGTTGCAAAGAAAGAGTTTAGGAGAATTGCTGGTGAATTGCTGGAGCTAGACGTTATTACAAACATAGATGTGAATGCATTAGCAACGTATTGCGATGCTTATTCTGACTATGTTGAATGCACCAAAATTATCCGAGAAGAAGGACTCCTTGTTGAATATACCAATAAGGCAGCTGAAACTAATAAAGTTCCACATCCACTACTTACAAAGAAGAAACAGTTGCATGAACAGATGAAGGCTTTGGCTGTTGAGTTTGGCCTTACACCAAGTGCACGAGCGAAAATTGTTATTCCAAATATAAAACAAGGTCCGAAAACAAACGTAGAGAAGGAGTTTGACGTATAACATGATCAGACAATGGATGTTGGACTACTGTGATGATGTATTAAATGGTGAAGTTGTTGCTTGTCATAAGCATAAACAAGCTTGTAAACGATTTTTAAGAGATATTGAGCGTGAAGGTTCTGAAGATTTCCCATATGTTTTTAAGGAAGAAAAAGCGCTTCGTTTCTTAAAGTGGATGTCTCTTTTTAAACATACAAAAGGAAAATTAGCAGGTCAGAGAATTGAACCACATTCCATACAAATTTTTGTATTTAGTAATATTTACGGATGGGTTCATCGTAATACAGGATTAAGGCGATTTAAAAAGGCGTATTGGCAAGTTGGACGTAAAAACGCAAAGTCTCAATCTTTAGCGTGTGCAGGTTCATATGAAGCAATGGCATTTGGTGAAAATATGTCAGAAGTCTACATTGGTGCTACGAAAACAGAACAAAGTAAAATTGTCTGGAATGAAATTAAAGCACAAATGAATGGATGTGAGGATTTAAAAGGAAAGTTCAATATTGCGTATGGGAAAATTGAACACCTTAAAACGGATTCTTTTATTTCAGCGTTATCAAAAGATGCTGGAAAATCTGGTGATGGACTGAATGTTCAGTGCGGAATTATTGATGAATATCATGCGCACCCTACTTCTGAAATTTATGATGTTTTGGTGTCAGGTTCAGGGGCTCGTCCTAATCCACTCATGATGATTATAACGACAGCTGGTTTCAATTTGAGCCATCCTTGCTATCGTGTGGAGTATCAATATGTTTCTAAGATTTTGGACCCTAATATTGATATTGAAAACGAAGAATATTTTGTCATGGTTAATGAATTGGATAAAGATGATGAGATTACGAATTCAGAAGTGTGGGAGAAAGCGAATCCAATTTTATGTAGTTATGAAGAAGGACGTACTTTCTTAAAAGGAGAACTTCAATCAGCCCTTGATGTACCTGAGAAAATGCGTAATTATCTCACAAAAAACATGAATAGATGGGTGGATATGAAAGAAAATGGCTACATGGATATGCAAAAATGGAAAGAGTGCAAAGAAACTGTGGAATTATCCGAATTAAAAAGGTTGGAATGCACAGTAGGTGTCGATTTATCAGCAAAAATTGACTTAACAAGTGTAGATTTTGAATTTAAAAAGGATGATACGTATATCGTAATTAGTCATAGTTTTATGCCGGAAGATACGTTGCATGAGAAAAGAAAGACAGATAAAGTTCCGTATGATCTTTGGATACAACAAGGGTGGATTACAACAACGCCTGGTGCGGTAGTTGATTATGAATATATTAAAAAACATATTAAAACCATGGAAAAAGAGAATAAATTCAAAATAAAAGAAATATGTGCTGACCCTTGGAATGCAACGCAATTCATGCAAGACATGGAAGCGGAAGGATATACAGTGGTGGAAATACGTCAAGGAATGGCGACTTTATCAGGTCCTACAAAAGATTTTCGTGAACAAGTGTATCAGAAAAAAGTCATCCATAATAACAACCCTGTATTAAATTGGGCTGTTAGCAATGCTATAACAAAACAGGATGCTAACGAAAACATTATGTTGGACAAGTCAAAAGCAACAGAGAGAATCGACCCGATAGCGGCTGTTATTAACTCACATGTTCGATGCATGCTCAATTCTGGTGAAATGGACTTAAATTCATATATTTTAAGTCAAGATTTCTCATTCTAGGGGGAATGACATGCGATTCTTTATATTTTTTATAAGTATTTTAGAAGATATTCTATTCGTTTCGGGGTTGTCCATTATTGTAGGGACGACTTTTTTTATTAATCAGATTTATGGATGGTATCTGTTAGGAATTATTCTCACAATGTTGGGGGTGGTAATGATAAGAAGATAGAAAGGAGGTGAAACTTTTGATTTTTCGGCAGTTATTTAGAAATCAGGATACCACAGATTTGAAAAATCCTTCTCCCTGGTTTAAAAGCTTATTTGGCTATCAAGCCGCAAGTGGTGAAAAGGTAACAGTTGAATCATCTTTAGGTGTCCCAACAGTTTATCGATGTATTAATATCCTTGCAAATAGTGTTGCGATGCTTCCTTTTCAAACATTTAAAAAGACAGCGAAGGGAAGAGAACGGGATAAGGCGCATCAAGTGTCGTTTGTTTTGGAAAGACGTCCCAATCCTTACCAAAGCCCATTTAAATTTAAACATCTAATCGAAACACATCGCAATACATGGGGAAATGCTTATATAAATATTCATTGGGGTGTGGATGGAAGACCAAAAGAATTGTGGGTATTGAATCCGGCTGTTACAACCCCCAATGTGGACCTGAAGACAAATAAATTATGGTACTTTACTAGTTTGCCAGACGGTACACCTGTAAAAATACCTGATGATGACATTATTCATCTTACTACATTGTCTACTGATGGTTTAAAGGGGAAACCACCTATCCAGATTGCAAGAGAATCAATAGGCAGCTCACAGGCGGCACAAAAGTTTAAAGGTAAGTTCTTTACAAACGGTGCAGCGCATAGTGGGATATTAAAAACGCAACAAGCACTTGGCAAAGAGGCGAAAGATGTACTTCGTGATGCATGGGAAGAGGCAAATACAGGATTAAATAATGCTCAAAGGATTGCAATTTTAGATGCTGGTTTAGAATTTGAAAAGGTTGGAATGCCTTTGAAAGATGCTCAATTTATTGAGGGTATGAAATTTGATAAAGGTGAGATTGCGAACATCTTTAATATTCCTTTGCACATGATTAATGAGTTAGATCGTGCTACTTTCTCCAATATTGAGCAACAAGCGCTGGATTTTATTCAAAATACATTGAGTCCAATTCTTATTCAATATGAGGAAGAGTTTTCTTATAAAACATTTTCATTTAATGAGCAAAAACGATATTACTTAAAGTTTAATCTAACAAGTTTATTACGTGCTGATTCTAAATCAAGAGCAGAATTCTACAAAATTATGTTAGATGCTGGTGCTTTCTCAATCAATAAAGTACTAGAACTGGAAGATATGGATGGGATTGGGGAATACGGTGATAAACATCGTGTTGATTTAAATCATGTATCTATTGAGATTGCGGATGAATATCAATTAGCGAAAGCAAATGGAGGGGCACTACAGAAGGGAGGTGAGGACGATTAAAGACGTATTTACTATTAAAAATCAAACGGAATCATCAGCAGACTTATTTATTTATGGTGACATCATAAATAATACAGGTTGGAAATGGGATGATTCTGACATTATGCCTGATGATGTGAAAAATATCTTAGGGCAATTGGATGATAAAAGTAACCTTAATATCTATGTAAATAGTGGTGGTGGTTCTGTATTTGCTGGTTTAGCCATTTATAACATGTTAAAGCGCAATAAAGCACAAAAAACTGTTTATGTGGATGGTGTTGCAGCTTCTATTGCTTCTGTAATCGCCCTAGCTGGTGATCGTGTTGTTGTTCCTTCTAATGCATTCTTAATGATTCATAAGCCTTGGACATATGCAGCTGGAAATGCAATTGATTTCCGAAAAGCAGCAGAGGACCTTGATAACATCGAATCAGGAATCATGAATGTATACAAAGAGAACTTAAAAGAAGGCGTTGAAATTGAAGAAATTCAACAATTAGTAGATGCTGAGACTTGGCTAAGTGGTGAAGAAGCTGAAAAATATTTCAATATTGAAGTTGTGGAAGCGAAAGATGTTGCAGCATGCAGCAGTGATTACTTTGATAAATATCAAAAAACACCAAATAAGATTGTAGCAAAAGCTCCTTCTATTCCAAAGAAGGACAATAATGAACAATTAAAAATCCAAAATGCACTAGACCTGTTAGAACTATAGGTCTATTTTTTGTGCCAATATAAGGAGGAAATACCGAATGGATAAACGTGAACAAGAATTACGTCAAAAAGTTGCTGACTTAAAAGCGAAAGCAGAAGAGTTTAATAATAGCGGTAAATATGAAGAGGCAAAGGCAAAAATCGAGGAAGCAAAAAGCGCAAAAAATGAATTAGATAATTATTTAGCAATGATGCAAATTCAAGTTTCTGACCCTGTAAATTCACAAGCAGGAGTTTTACCTCCATCATCAGTTAAAAATGAAGACCCATCGTACAAAGAAGTATTTATGAAAGCTATCCGTGGTCAAAATTTAAGTCATGAAGAAGCAAGCGTTATGCAGGAATACAAAGCGGCCTTATCTGAGAATTCAGGTAAAGATGGCGGCTATATTGTTCCAGAAGATATTACGACAACTATTAATCAATTAAAACAAACGGTTGATAGCTTAGAACAATATGTAAATGTACAACCTGTATCAACAAACAAGGGGGCTCGTACACTAGAAAAACGTGCAGCATCTACACCTTTTGCGCCATTATCTGAGTATGGTAAACCAAATGCAATGCAAGAAATTGCTTCTCCTGAATTTGATCGTTTATCTTATGCTATTGAAGATTACGCAGGCTTCTTACCGGTGCCAAATGATTTATTAGATGATACAGATCAAGCTTTAGAAGAATATTTACGTCAATGGATCGCTAAAAAATCTATTGCTACTCGTAACTACCTAATTTTACAAGAACTTAACAAATTGACAAAGGTAGATTTTGTGGATTACAAAGGCATTAAAACAGCATTAAATGTTACATTGGACCCAGCTTTTGCAGCCGGAGCTAATATTTTCACTAACCAAGATGGATTCAATTACTTGGATCAATTAGAAGATAAAAATGGTCGTCCGCTTCTTCAACCAGACCCAACAAATCCAACACGTAGTTTATTGTCAGGAAAACCGGTAATTACTTTATCAAATAAAACAATCGCTACAGATAAAGATGGGAAAGCGCCTTTCATTGTTGGTAATTTAAAAGAAGCCATTATTCTTTGGGATAGAAAACAGTTATCTATTGATATGACCAAAGAAGGCGGAAATGCTTGGAGAACGAATACTTCTGAGTTCCGAGCGATTGAGCGTGAGGACGTTACATCATGGGATACAGAAGCAGTTGTGTATGGACAAATTACGGTTGCACCTAAAACAGGAGCTTAATAAAGTAGGAGGTGTCCTTCTTGGTACTAACATTAGAGGAAGCGAAAAAGTATCTTCGTGTGGATGGTGATGAGGAGGACAATCTCATTACATCTTTCGTAATAGCAGCTGAAATGTATATTAAGAATGCCACAAGTAAAAATGTAAATTTAAAAAGCGAGCTTGCTAAATTAGCAGCTCGTATTTTAATTGCTCATTGGCATGAAAATCGGGAAGCGGTTGGAAAAGCTGAACAACTAGCATTTAGTTTGCAGTCAATATTAGTCCAATTGCAATATTGTGTAGGTGATTCCATATGAATCCAGGTAAATTAGATAAACGTCTTACATTCCAAATAAAAGACGATGATGCAAGGGGCCCAGACGGTGATCCGATAGAAGGTTATAAGGATTCTTTTACTGTATGGGGCTCTTTTACTTTCTTAAAGGGACGAAAATACTTTGAAGCAGCGGCAGCTAATAGCGAAATCCAAGGCGAAACAGAAATTCGATATCGTGCTGATGTGAACGCTGATATGAAGATTAAGTACAAGAACGTAATTTATGACATTATTTCAGCTATTCCAACTGAAAAACATACATTATCAATCATGTGGAAGCGTGGTGGAATGAATGGCTGATGGTGTGGATTTATTAGGGTTTGATCGTTTGATTTCCGAATTAGAACAAATGGGTCTACGTGGGGAAAAGATTGAAGATAAAGCCCTTGCAGCTGGTGGTGAGCAAATTCGAAAAGCCATTGCGGAAAGAAGTGAACCAAGGAGTTCAAGTCCTAAGAAACCGTCCAAAAGTGAACCTTGGCGTACAGGCCAACATTTGCTTGATAATATACGAGTTACGAAGGCGCGAATGGAAAATGGTGTAAAAACGATCAAGATTGGAATAGACAAAGCAGACCGTTCTCCATATTTCTATGGAAAGTTTTTAGAGTGGGGCACTTCTAAAATGCCAGCACATCCATTTATAGAACCAGGTTTTAACGCTTCTAAAGCGGATGCGGTACGTGCTATGACAGATATCTTGAAGAATGAAATGGGGCTGAATTTATGATAAATTTACGCCCTGAAATTGTACAAGCTCTTGAAAATAATCAGGAGCTTGTTTCTTTATTAGGTGGAAAACGTGTGTATTATCGTAAAGCCAAAAATGCTGAAGAGTTTCCACGTATTACGTTTTTTGAATTAGACAATAGGCCAGATGGATTTGCAGATAATGATGAAAGCGAAAGTGAAATCACATTCCAAATCGATATTTGGTCAAAAGGTAGTACAACAGCAATCCACCAAAAAGTGAATGAGGTCATGAAAAGTATTGGTTTCTCACGTTATAAGGTTGCTGATTTATATGAAGAGGATACAAAAATTTTTCATTACGCGATGCGATTCGCGAAAGGAGTGGAGTTATAGATGGCTGGAGAAGTTATTAAAATTAGTTCGACTGTCGGTGTAGATAGTCTTGTTTATGCAAAGTCATTGAAAGATGACGCAACAGGTGTTGATTACAGTACGGTTAAAAAAATGGAAGGTGCAGTAAAGGTTAAAACATCTAAAAAAGTAGCTACCGAGATTATGTGGAGCGACAATAAAAAATCGGAAATTGCTGAGTCTGATGGTGAGGTTGAGGTTGAAATTGAAGTTCGAGGCCTGTCATTATCAACAAAGGCAGACATTGAAGGATTTCCAGAAGTTACAGATGGTGTATTAGACGAAAAACGTGAGGGTGAAAAGCCATATTTAGCAATTGGATGGCGCTTTTTAAAGGCTAATGGAAAATATCGATATGTTTGGTTATTAAAAGGGAAACTTTCACAAGAAGAGGAAGAAGCTGAAACTAAAAAAGATAAGCCAAACTTTCAAACAACTAAACTGAAAGGTTCATTTATTGAACGTGATTTTGATGATAGAACTAAATTCACAGCGGATGAAGATGAACCTACATTTACAAAAGCTATCGGAGATAATTGGTTTAAAAAGGTATATGAAAAACCTGTGGTACAACCACCAGCAGGAAAGTAAGAGGGAGCAAAAGCTCTCTCTTTTTTATTAAATTTAGGAGGAAAAAACTATGAAATTAACCTTAATGATTAATAAAGAAAAACAAACTTTTAATATGCCGGAATTTATTCCAGCCCGCCTTATTCGTCAGGCTCCTGAACTTGCTGAAATCCCAAACAATCCTGGTCCAGAAGATATGGATAAAATGGTTCAATTCGTGGTGAAAGTTTATGATGGTCAATTTACATTAGATCAGTATTGGGATGGTATTGATGCCCGTAAATTCTTATCGACAACTTCAGATGTAATTAACGCAATTATAAATGAAACTGTGGAAGCGGCTGGGGGGAGCACTGGATCTAAAGAAGAAGAAAACCCAAACGCATAGAGGGAGGAGGGCTAACGTTCAGTGAGTTTATGGACGAGCTCTACCTCTCTTTATTACGTCAAGGGTATAAACATCATCATATCGATAATGAAATGGATATCTGGCATTATTTAAAGCTGAATCAAAAGAATCGTGAACAAGGTGATTCAAATAGGGAAAATGCAAGCTCTAATGAAATAGAAGTTCCGGCAGAAAACATTATTTAATGAGGGGGTGAGACTATGGCAAATGAAATGAATAATTTGGTCGTTAGGCTTTCTCTTGATAATGTAAACTTCCGACAAGGTATCGCAAATTCAGGACGTGCAGTCAGAACATTACAGAATGAATTAAAATCTGTAAGTACAGGTATGGGTGGTTTTGCTAACGCTAGTCAACAAACGCAAGCCAAAATGAATACACTCAGCAGGCTCATTGATGCGCAAAAAGAGAAAGTTAAAGCATTACGACAAGCCTATGATCAAAATAAGGCTAAATTAGGTGAAAATGATGCAGCAACCCAACGATACGCTTCGCAAGTTAATAAGGCAGTTGCTGATTTAAATAGATTTGAAAATGAACTCAAACAAGTGAATCGTCAGGCACAACAAACAGCACTGGATAAATTAAATAACTCATTGAAGTCTTTACAAGCTGAATTCCAAGCGGTTACAACAGGAATGCATGGATATACCAATGCATCTGAACAGACCCGAGCGAAAATTGATGTGCTATCTCGTATGATAGATAAACAAAAAGAGAAAATTAGGGAACTTCAACAAGCCTATAATCGTGCTAAAACAGAAGAAGGCGAAGCGAGTCAATCAGCACAAAGATACGCTGAACAAATTCATCGGGCAACAGCTGAACTAAATCGATTTGAAACTGGATTACAGCAGTCAAATCGTGAATTAGAACAGCAAGGTAATCGCCTATTGAACTTCGGTAATCGCATGGAGACATTAGGTAATCATTTGCAAAATGCTGGAATGCAGATCGGCATGGTATTTGGTGGTATGACTTATGCAATAGGTCGGGGTTTAAAATCGGCTGTGGAAGAATCAATGAATTTTGAACAACAAATGGCTAATGTGAAAGCTGTATCGGGTTCTACTGGCGAAGAAATGAAAAAGTTAAGTGAATTGGCTGTTAATATGGGAGAGACAACAAAATACTCCAGTGTTCAAGCAGGTCAAGGTATCGAGGAATTAATAAAGGCTGGTGTTAGCTTACAAGATATTATTAACGGCGGATTGGCAGGTGCCCTTAACTTAGCGACGGCAGGGGAATTAGAGTTAGGTGAAGCAGCCGAAATTGCTTCCACAGCTCTGAATGCATTTAAAGCAGACCATCTTTCAGTTGCGGATGCAGCCAATATTTTATCTGGTGCAGCTAATGCTTCCGCAACTGATGTAAGAGAGTTGAAATATGGACTTTCAGCTTCATCAGCAGTAGCAGCTGGAGCCGGAATGACGTTTAAAGATACAGCTACAACTTTAGCGGTATTTGCTCAAAACGGTTTAAAAGGTTCTGATGCAGGGACATCTTTAAAAACAATGCTAATGAGATTAAATCCGTCTACAAAAGAAGCATATAACAAAATGCGAGATTTGGGTCTTATTACTTATAATGCACAAGCTGGATTTGATTTCTTAGTAAAAAACGGTATTCAACCAGCTTCCAGAAATGTAGGGGATATAGAAGTAGCTTTAGAACAATATGTAATGAAAACTGAAGGAGTAACGAAATGGAATGATAAATGCGATACCACATTCCGCGAATTAGCAACAAGTTCAGCTTTCTTATCATCAAAATTCTACGATCAACAAGGGCATATTCAAAGTCTAGAAAATATTTCAGGTACACTTCATGAATCCATGAAAGATTTAACAGACCAACAACGAAGTATGGCTTTAGAAACGTTATTTGGTTCGGATGCCGTTCGTGGTGCGACTATTCTCTTTAAAGAAGGAGCAAAAGGTGTTAACGAGATGTGGGATTCTATGTCTAAAGTTACGGCAGCAGATGTTGCAGCGACTAAAATTGATACTCTACAAGGACGAATTACATTATTAGACTCGGCATTTTCCACAATGAAAAAGACAATCGGTGACGCGCTTGCCCCTGTGGTTAGTGCCTTTGTTGCTGGATTACAAAAACTTGTGGATGGATTTAACTCATTACCAGGACCAGTACAAAAGGCCATTGCAATTACAGGAGGTATTGTTCTTGCTTTAACAGCGGTAGCCGCTGCGATCGGTGTGGTTTTAGCGGCAGTTGGAATGGTTATGTCAGGGATTGGAGCGCTAGCAACATCATTAGGAATTGCTGGTGGCGCTGCGGGTCTTGCTGGTGCTGCAGTTGGATTTTTAGGAAGTGCATTAGGAGTGCTTCTTGGACCTGTTGGTTTAATAGCAGCCGCTCTTATCGGGACTGGAGTTGTTGCATATAAAGCATATCAAAAAGCAACAGAAGACAGTATCGCTTCAGTAAATCGCTTTGCTACAAATACAGAAGGGAAAGTAAGCTCCTCAACAAAGAAGGTTCTTGGTGAGTATTTCAAGCTGTCCGATGGTATTAGACAAAAGTTAACTGAAATTAGATTAAATCATGAAGTAATAACAGAAGAACAGTCGCAGAAGTTGATTGGTCAATACGATAAATTAGCTAATACAATCATTGAAAAAACCAACGCAAGGCAGCAAAAAGAAATAGAAGGACTTAAAAAGTTCTTTGCTGATTCGTATGTATTAACCGCTGAAGAAGAGAACAAACGAATCGAACAGTTAAATCAACACTATGAACAAGAAAAGCTAAAAACGCAAGAAAAAGAAAACAAAATTAAAGAGATCTTACAAACAGCAGCTAGAGAAAACAGAGAATTAACAACATCTGAACGTATCTCTTTACAAGCATTGCAAGATGAAATGGACAGAGTTGCTGTTGAGCATATGTCTAAAAATCAAATGGAGCAAAAGGTTATTCTTGAAAATATGCGCGTGCAGGCTAGTGAAATTTCAGCTAGACAGGCAGCGGAAGTTGTAGAGAATAGCGCCAAAGCAAGAGATAAAGTTATTGAAGATGCGAAAAAGACCCGTGATGAAAAAATTGCAGAGGCGATTCGTCAGCGTGATGAAAATAAAACAATCACTGCTGATGAAGCGAACGCAATCATTGCAGAGGCAAAACGTCAGTATAATAGTACAGTTTCTACAGCTCAAGATAAGCATAAAGAAATTGTGAGTGAAGCAAAAGCGCAAGCTGGTGAACATGCAAATCAGGTAGATTGGGAAACTGGCCAAGTAAAATCGAAATATCAAGTTATGAAAGACGATGTTATTCGAAAAATGAAAGAAATGTGGTCGGATGTTACCAATAAATATGAAGGTATGAAAACCTCTGCAAGTAACAAGGTAGAGGAGATAAAAAATACAGTTTCAAGAAAATTTGAGGAAAAGAAAAAAGCTGTTACAGATAAAATGCAAGAAATAAAGAATGGTATTGAAGAAAAATGGAATACAGTTGAAAAATTTTTCAGTTCTATAAATCTAAGTTCCATTGGTAAATCAATTATAGAAGGCCTTGAAACAGGGTTAGATAGTGCAACGGGAGGCTTGTATAGTAAAGCGAAAGAAATTGCAGGAGAGATTAAAAAGACTATTTCCGGAGCGCTAGAGATTAACAGCCCATCTAAAGTGATGATTCCAGTTGGTAGTGCGGTTCCAGAAGGTGTTGGCGTTGGTATAGATAAAGGGAAACGGTTTGTTGTCGATGCAGCCAAAAATGTAGTTGGAACCGTTAAGAAACAAATGGGGAACATGCCGTCTGTTTTTGATTTCGGATTCCAAACGAATCAACATAGAATCCCCCGTAATACATTTAGCGACTTCAACGGATATGCGCAACCGCAATTATCTAATAGCAATCCATCTATGGCAAAAACAATATTCCCAAATAGACCGGGTGGAGAACAAGAACTGAATTTAACCGTAAACATGACCAATGTTTTAGATGGAAAAGAGCTTGCGAATGGAAGTTACACCTATACTACAAAACTTCAAGATCGTGAACAAAAAAGAAGAGAAGAATTTTAAGGGTGGTGAGTACGTTGGGGAAACTCAGTTTTACTTTTAATAATATTAGAAAAGATTATATTCAAATGCTAGTTGGAAGAAAACGTCCTTCATGGGCTCCAGTAAAAAGAAGATTAGTAAGAGTCCCTCATCGCGCAGGGGCTCTTTTACTTAATACAGAAACGGAGGAACGTCGTATTGACGTTCCTCTTGTTATTAAAGCGAAAAAAGATATGGCAGATTTACAAAAGTTAAAAGAAGATTTAGCGGATTGGTTATATACAGAGCAACCCGCTGAACTTATTTTTGATGATGAGTTAGACAGGACTTATTTAGCATTAATTGATGGTTCTGTCGATTTGGATGAAATAGTCAATAGAGGTGGAGGTGTTATTACTTTTGTTTGTCCAATGCCGTATAAATTAGGGAAAACAAATACTCACAAATTTACGCAAGAGTGGTCTACAGAAACAACTTCTTATTTTACTAATAAAGGAAGTGTAGAAGCTCCAGCGTTAATTGAAATGACGGTGAAAAAACCAAGTACCTTTTTAGATGTATGGTTTGGAGAGTATCCGAATAATCGTGATTATTTCAGAATAGGCTACCCTCTGACTGTGGAAGAAACCACGGTACAAGAACGAGAAAGAGTTATGTGGGATGAAATGGCCACTCCTATAGGATGGACACCCGTTACTGGACAATTCGATGATATGAAAGGAACAGGGAGTTTTAAATCGCGTGGTGGTTATGCGCTGTATTGTGAAGATTACGGAAAAGATGTAGGATTCTACGGTGCTATAGCCAAGAAAAACATTCCGGGCGGCCCATTACAAGACTTTGAAATGGAGGCATGGATGACTTTAAAGTCTAAAAATATAGGTGAAATGGGTCGTGTTGAAGTTCTTCTTCTAGATGAGGCTGGTAATGTGGTAGCCCGCATCAATATGAATGATCTATATGCAACTGCCGAAATTACAAGGGCACATATGAAAATTGGAAATAGCGGAACACCCAATAGCTTTCGAAAATTAGTTGATACAAGTGGGTATTATTCGACTACATTTAACCAATTTCGAGGGCGTTTGCGTATCGCTAGGCGGGGGAAGGTGTGGTCTGTATATGTGGCTAAGTTTATAGATGGTACAGAAAAGGATGGCGCTTCTCTTGTAGAACGTTGGATTGATGAAACAGGAAATCCAATGACAGAACGTAAAATTGCACAAGTTATGATTGCGATTTGTAAGTGGGATAATCACCAGCCTGTTAATGAAATACAAATTGATGATTTGAAATTTTGGAAGGTAAACAAAGTTCCATCTAATGCACAACCATATATCTTTGATACTGGAGATAAAATTGTTATCGATACTGAGAAAAGTCTTGTCACAATCAACGGGAAGAATGCGATTAATATAAAAGAAATCTTTAGTAATTTTCCTGTCATAATACGTGGTGACAATCGTATCGATATTATGCCGCCAGATGTAAACGCAACAATCAGTTATAGGGAGAGATATAGATGAGAACACCAAGCGGGATTTTGCATGTTGTGGATTTTAAAACAGATCAAATCGTCGCAGCTATCCAGCCAGAGGACTATTGGGATGACAAACGGCATTGGGAACTTAAAAATAATGTTGACATGTTGGATTTCACCGCTTTTGATGGAACAGACCATGCAGTTACGTTACAACAACAGAATCTTGTTTTGAAAGAAGTTCGCGATGGAAGAATCGTACCATATGTTATTACAGAGACTGAAAAAAATTCCGATACACGATCTATTACCACATATGCTTCAGGAGCTTGGATTCAAATTGCGAAATCAGGGATTATAAAACCACAACGGATAGAGAGTAAGACGGTTAATGAGTTTATTGATTTAGCACTCTTAGGTATGAAGTGGCAACGCGGAATTACTGAATATGCTGGATTTCATACAATGACCATCGATGAATATATTGACCCACTCACTTTTTTAAAGAAGATTGCATCTTTATTTAAACTGGAAATTCGATATCGTGTTGAGATTAAAGGTTCAAGAATCATCGGTTGGTATGTAGATATGATTCAAAAACGTGGGTATGATACAGGCAAAGAAATAGAATTAGGAAAAGATTTAGTCGGTGTTACGCGTATTGAACATACACGTAATATTTGCACTGCTTTAGTTGGATTTGTAAAAGGTGAAGGTGACAAAGTAATCACTATTGAAAGCATTAATAAAGGTCTACCCTATATTGTAGATGCAGATGCGTTTCAAAGATGGAATGAACATGGACAACATAAATTCGGTTTTTATACACCAGAAACAGAAGAATTAGACATGACTCCAAAACGTTTACTGACGCTTATGGAGATAGAATTGAAAAAGCGTGTCAATTCCTCAATCTCTTATGAAGTGGAAGCACAATCGATTGGTCGTATTTTCGGCCTAGAACACGAATTAATTAATGAAGGCGACACTATCAAAATTAAAGATACAGGGTTTACACCAGAATTATATCTTGAAGCGCGAGTAATAGCTGGAGATGACTCTTTTACAGATCCAACGCAAGATAAATATGAATTCGGAGATTATCGTGAGATAGTTAATCAAAATGAGGAATTAAGAAAAATTTATAATCGAATCCTTAGTTCACTTGGTAATAAACAAGAAATGATAGATCAGCTAGACAAATTAGTTCAAGAAGCTAATGAAACCGCTAGTAATGCAAAGAAAGAATCAGAAGCAGCAAAAGCACTAGCTGAAAAAGTACAAGAGAATATTAAAAATAATACCATTGAAATTATAGAATCTAAGAATCCACCAACAACAGGTCTTAAACCTTTTAAGACGCTTTGGCGTGATATTAGTAACGGAAAGCCCGGTATTTTAAAAATATGGACAGGTACAGCGTGGGAATCGGTTGTACCTGACGTTGAATCTGTAAAAATAGAAACATTAGATCAGGTTAATAAAGAGATCGAAACCACAAAAACAGAGTTAAATCAAAAGGTTCAAGAAGCACAGAATCAAGCAACAGGACAGTTTAACAAAGTACAGGAAGGTTTACAAGGTGTCAGCCGTGCAATTTCTAATATCGAAAATAAACAAGGTGAGATCGATAAGAAAGTAACTAAGTTTGAACAAGATTCAAGGGGATTTAAAACTTCAATTGAATCGTTAACGAAAAAAGATACTGAAGTTAGTAATAAATTAAATACAGTTGAGTCTACTGTGGAAGGTACGAAAAAGACGATATCTGATGTACAGCAAACAACTAATGATTTAAAGAAAAAAACTACTGAAATAGAAGAGAAGGCTGGAAAAATCACCGAAAAACTTACAAGTTTAGAGACAAGAGAAGTTAATGTTAGAAACTATGTAATTAACTCTGATTTTTCGAATGATACAAATTCTTGGATTGGAATTACTAATGCAACTCTTTTTAAATTTGTAGATGTGAATATTTCGGAAGCCTCAGCTATTAAGAAAGGTTTACAAATAACAAGTAATAAAGCTTTTGTTTATCAGAAGTTACCCACAGACGTGTTTAAAAAGAAGAAGGGGATAGCTTCTTGTTATATAAATGTATCAAGTTTTACACCTGGTACAGATTATCCACGTTTATATATGAGATTCACCTATGACCAAAACGGAACAGAAAAACAATATTATGCCATTTTAAAACAACAAGAAGTAACTAATGGATGGATTAGGATTTCTATACCATTTGATACAACTGGATATACAGGTGAATTAAAAGAAGTACGTGTAAATATAGCTACCGCTGACACAACTACTATCGATGCAACGTTCACTGGAATAATGGTTACATTCGGTGACTTAATTGAATCTTGGAATCTCGCTCCAGAAGATGGAGTAACACAAGGTGTTTTTCAATTTAAAACAACCGAGATTGAAAAAAGTGTGGATGGTGTAAAAACTACTGTAACAAATGTTCAAAATAGCCAAGCTGGATTTGAAAAGCGCATGTCTAATGTGGAACAAACAGCAACTGGATTATCTTCTACCGTAAGTAATTTAAACAATGTAGTATCCGATCAAGGAAAAAAGCTTACTGAAGCAAATACAAAACTCGAACAGCAAGCAACCGCGATTGGAGCAAAAGTTGAGCTTAAACAAGTAGAGGATTATGTTGCTGGGTTTAAGATTCCTGAGTTAAAACAAACAGTGAATCAAAATAAACAAGATTTATTAGATGAATTAGCCAATAAGCTTGCAACTGAACAATTTAACCAGAAGATGACTCTGATTGATAACCGTTTTACTATCAATGAACAGGGTATCAATGCCGCAGCAAAAAAGACAGAAGTATATACAAAAACACAAGCAGATGGACAATTTGCTACAGACTCTTATGTAAGAGATATGGAATCACGCCTTCAGCTAACAGAAAAGGGCGTTAGCATATCTGTAAAAGAAAATGATGTAATCGCAGCCATTAACATGAGTAAAGAAAATATTAGGTTAAATGCTGCACGAATAGACTTAGTTGGTAAAGTTAATGCTGAGTGGATTAAAGCTGGATTGCTGAGTGGTTGCCAAATTCGAACATCAAATACAGATAACTACGTAAGCTTAGATGATCAATTTATACGTCTCTATGAAAAGGGGATTGCTAGAGCGTTTCTTGGGCATTACAGAAAAGCAGATGGTTCCGTACAACCAACGTTCATTTTAGGTTCAGATGAAAAAACTAACGCTCCTGCAGGCACGTTATTTATGTCTCAAGCAGGTGCAGGATGGTCTGGGGCTTATGCGAGAATTGGTATTAGCGATAGTATAGAAAATAATGAAGTCCAAAGATCTGTGTATTGGGAAATGCAAAGAAACGGACTAAGTATTCTAAATGCTAATGATTACCATGTTTTTTATGCAGGGAATGGGAGTTGGTATTTCAGACGAGGAAAAACTGGATTATATCAAACTTCGTTAGTCGTTGAAGATAATAGTACAGAGTCTGATTTAAGATTACCTAATGTAACTATACGTAATAGCCGTGCATCAGGATATACAGGAGTTATCCAATTGAAATCATCTGTTACTCAAAATGGATGGGGCGCTGTTCAAGGGAATTTTATGACTCCTTCATTACGGGAGTATAAATCTAATATCCGTGACATTTCTTTTTCCGCTTTAGAAAAAATTAGAAGTCTTAAAATTAGACAATTTAATTATAAGAATGCGGTAAACGAACTATACCGGATGAGAGAAGAGAGAAATCCTAATGATCCACCATTGACAACAGAAGATATTAAAACATACTACGGTTTAATTGTAGATGAATGTGATGAAATGTTTGTGGATGAAAGCGGGAAAGGAATTCACTTGTATTCATACGCATCCATTGGAATTAAAGGTTTACAAGAAGTCGATACAAAAGTACAGGAACAGGAGATGGAAATAGCTAGTCTAAAATCACAAGTAGCTAGTCAGGAAGATCGGATAGCCCGATTGGAAGAATTATTACTACAACAATTAATAAATAAGAAACCAGAGCAGCCATAAGCTGGTCTTTTTTTATTGTCTAAAAAGGGGTGGTTAAGGTGGAAGGATTACAAGAAGTAAGAAGTGATGTTCAAGAAATCAAGCAAGAAATTAAAGAAATAAGATTAGAAGTGAAAAGCTTAGAAATACGAACAACAGGTAACGAAAAAGACATTATTAATATCAATAAGCAGTTAGATAAAATCAGCGCCAATACTACCTGGATTTTACGACTTATAGTTGGTGGAATTATTGGTGGTATTCTCACTTTCTTAATGAAAGGGGGTGGTATGTAATGGTTAGTTTAGCTGTAATGATTGGAATTGTAGTTGGTCTCTCACAAATCGTAAAAACAATTGGATTACAAACAAAATATGTTCCGTTATTAAATTTAACGCTTGGCATTGTGCTAGGCGTTTTATTTTTGGACGGAGATATCAAAACAAATGTGTTTCAAGGAATCATCATTGGTCTATCAGCAAGTGGATTATTTGACCACACAAAAATTATGAAAAAGGATGCTGATATAAAATGAAAAAAACATTAAAACATATTTCTTCTGTACTCTTTGCTGTTATTTTAGCTTTATCCGTTGCAACAAGTGCTTTTGCTGATAGAACACTTATTATTCCTGATTTACCGAAACAACCATACCGTAATGGTGTAGGTGCTTATGAGGGCGTTGTAGCACATTCTACAGCAACACCAGAAGCACCAGCTATTAATATTCAAAAATATGAGTCTCGTACATGGCGTTCAGCATTCGTACATTATGCAGTTGATTGGAATGAAACAATCCAAATTGCTGATACGAAATACATTGCTTATGGTGCTGGACCAGGAGCAAATAAACGATTTGTTCACGTAGAATTATGCGAAACAAGAGATTATGAGAAATTCAAACGCAGCTATGATAAATACGTTAAGTTATTAGCTAAAATCTTACATGACCGTGGATTATCAGTAGAAAAAGGATTATGGACTCACTACGATGTTACAAAATATCTTGGCGGAACTAATCATGAAGATCCACTTGATTACTTAAAGTCTCATGGCGTTTCAGAAGCTCAATTCCGAGCTGATGTACAACGCGCATACAATAACTCTAGCGTGGAAGTTTCCGTGCCTGAGAAGCCATCTAACCCAGCAGAAGTTCCAACGGTTGTAACAGATGGTATTGCTTATATTGAAGGTTACAATGTGAACTTACGTAAAGGTCCTAGTACAAGCTATTCTAAGATTCGTCAGCTAAATAAACCGGAATCTTATGTTGTATGGGCTGAAAAGGATGGCTGGTTAAATCTTGGTGGTGAACAATGGGTTAAGAACGATTCATCTTATGTAAAGTTTAGTAAGAAAAACACTGTGTATTCTTCAATTGTAGGTAAGCGCGTTGTTTCTAAAGTTAATAACCTACGATTCTATGATGCTCCATCTTGGCAGGATAAGGATGTTGCGGGTTCTGTAGATGCAGGATTAGGTTTCACAATTGATACAAAAATAAACGTCAATGGATCCCCACAATTTAAAGTACACAATAGTAAAGGGAAAACATACTATGTAACTGCAAATGACGCCTATGTGTATGTGAAGTAA